CATCAGAATACCACGTCGAGCCGAATCCGAGCATGATCGCGCCTTCGAGCTTCTTCTCGCCAATCACCCCAATTATCCCGCGCGGACCGGCATCAGTCGCCGCGATGTTTTCCGGATCAAGCAGTCGGTCAATGTGATGATCCACCTTCCGCTCCGAGAGTGGCAGCATGCCATTTTCTGAATGCGCGAGCCGAAACATGCGCCAGATTTCGCTCTTGTCGTCAGGCACTGCGGCTCGAACGGTGGAAGGCTGAGTCATCAGTTTTTCTTCGGCCCCGGGAGTGATTTGAGCTTTTTCACGGTCTTGGCGCGGACATGCTTCACGACGGCATCGAGCACCTTATGGCCGGTGTCAAGGTCGCCATGCTTGGCAATGATCGCGTCGGGCGGAATCACTGCCTCGCCGGAGGCCGCCACGATTGGAACGGCATCTGTCGCCACTGGAGGCGCGCCCATTGGGGCGCCGCTGATCGGGCCGCCGGCTGCCTTGCGGGGCTGATCCAGTCCGTATTCCCGCGCCAGTGCCGCCCAGCCAGCTTGCGAGTTTCCCTCGCCGAGACCGGATAGAATGTCAGCAGGGATCACATATGCGCCAGAGCCCACGCTGATGTCCTTGTTGTCGGTCCGACCACCCGTGTCACCGGGGATATAGCCTTCGTGAACCGGGCCGCCATCAGCCTTATATACGCGAATTGCCGACCTGATTGCACCGCCGTGCTTGTGGCCGAAGCTGTTCGGCAATCTCGATGTCCAGTAGGACACGTCATGCGGATTGATTTCCGCGGCCGGGTCAAAGTCCGGATGAGACGGCGGCGTATACTGCGCCATTGGATTGTCCATTTTGGACAGGTTCTCCCGCAACAATGCCGGATCAACCTCCTGCGGGGCCCACCGGGTGCGCTCGAAATCAGACACCACCTGACCGCTGTTCGCCGCGACAGGTTTCGCCTGCGTGTTGACCGAGCGATAGGCGTTACCTGGAAGCGGTGATTCCCCGACCTTCTTGAACTGGCCCGTAAATTGATTGCGCCGGCTATCAATCGCCATGCGAAGCGCTGGGGCTGCCTCACCCGCTGTTGCCCTCTCTATCGGACCGACGCCCGGAATCATTCCGGCCATACCTTGGACAGCGCCCATCTTGTCGCCAGTAGCATTCGCATAGACCGCATCAGCGGCCGATCCGGCGATGCCCATTGGGCTCATGCCGAGAATGCCACCGACACCTTGGCGAAGATGCCGCGCGACATCAGGGCGAGCCCCGATATACTCCATGGCATCCTGAAATGCATTCCCGATCCTCTGTGTCGGAGAGGGCGCAGGGCCAGCAGATATCTCGCCAAACGGACGGTTGAATTGAACCGAATCCGGCGAATCGAGTTCGCCACCGTCAGCCTTGCGGGCCCGGCGAGCGATTCTGAGTGCGGTGGTAACTGCGCTTTTCTTCGCCATGATCAGACCCGATAGAGGGGGATTTTGTAGGCAGTGCCATTCACGGTGATCGTCAGGAACGCAGTCGGATTCGCCGGCAGCGTCGCGGCCCCAGCAGTAGCCGTGGCGGTGATCGAGCTCGATGCCTGCGGGAACAAGGTCTGCAACACCGTCACGAGCTGTGACAGCACCTGGTTGCGCAACTGGTCCGCCGTGGCCTGCGCGCCTGCGCTGCCGCCACCGCCCAGACTGCCAATGAAGTCCTGATCGCCTGCCATTTACCGCCTTCCCATCTCTGCAACACGGATGCGCAAGTTCCCAAGTCTCCAGAAGGACCCTAGGTCGGACGAGGTGATTGTGAGCGAAATCTGCCGCCCTCGCAGCCTTAGATTAATGTATTCGATGGCGCTTGTCATGTTGAATGGCCCGTAAGTCGTTGGAGATCCATTCGGATAGTCCACCGCGTTAATCGTTATCTGCACCGAGGCGGTCTGCGACCCGTTGAACAGGCCCCATTTCATGTCCGGCCAGAGCCAGTCTACGAACGGGATTTTCTGCCCCTCGCTAAGCACGAAATACCCGGTCGTGAAGGTCGAAACCATCGGCTGCCCATCGGCGTCCGGCGAGGTCTCATGCTGGTAGACCAGCCCGGTCGGAGTGGTGCCGATCGAGGATCCGAGGATGGATTGGTCGATCCACGCCGAGCGCGGAAGTAGCCCGTAATCCCACTCCCCGCTCAGCACGTTGAGCTTGACATAGCTGTCGTTCTCACCAGTGCTTGCCAGAGAGGGGTAGAACCACGAAACCTCATCATATTCGGAGTTTGCTGCGGCGACGATCCTGTTCTGAAATGCGGTGTTGAGGTTTTGAAACACCACATCCCAGACCGAGCACGGGATTTGCTGGACGCCATTGCCGGACAGCACGAAGAACTGCCCGAGGCTCATCCAGAACACGTTGCCCTGCTGTGCCGTGAACGCGTGCGGACCGATCAGGCCACAGCCGGACGAAAGCTTGTTGAAGCCGAACACGAACGGCGGCCCGAGATACTGCATCGCGTAGATGTCGAGATCAGTCCAGAGCAATGCCTGCTGTGGGCCTTGCGTGCCACCCACAATCAACGATCCAGTGGGGATACGGAACGAACCAGCCTGTGTCTGGTCTGTCACAGTCCAGTTGGTGAAGTCCTGACTGTCAGACCATCGGACCGTCAGCGGGTCTTGCTGTTGCCCGGTCGAGGTCGAGCCGTAGGCCACCAGGATTTGCTCCGGCATCGCAACGAAGATGCCGTTGTTGAATGCCGGCCCGGTCGAGATGAGCTGTGCGGTCTGCTGGCCGGAGTTGGGCTGCCAGTAATATATCGCGCCGCCGATCGGGTTGGCGAGCAGGTCCTGCCCCCAGTTGTCCAACTCCCAGTCGTCCGCCGTGATCGCGGTTCCGGTCTGAGAAGCCGGCACAACGCCCGTTCCGTAGCCGCCAAGTCCGTAACCACCCAGCCCATAGCCTACGCCAACGGCCGCAGGACCGAGCGAAATGTAATAGACGAGTTGAGCCTGGCCGCCGTTCATCGCAACCGAGGTCCCGCTCGAGGCCGCCACATCGCCAGAGATATTGAACGTGTTCGCGCTCGGAACGGTGCTGATCGAATAAATTCCATCGATCGTGATGCCGCCGACCGTCGTCGGAATTGGAAACTGAAAGGGGTCTCCCGGCGATTGACCGTGGTTGTTCAGCGTAACCAGAACCGTCGAACTGCCTGCCGATGTGGTGAACGACGGCACAGCACCGCCGCTCACTACCGCTGATGTCGCACTGGATGTTGCCGTGATCTGGTAGCTGTTCACGCCAGTCACTTGGACGATCGGGTACAGGCCCTGCAACAGCAACCCACCGACCGAGATCGGAGTGTTGAAAAACACCGCGTCAAACGTCGTGACGTTGCTGATGTTCGGGTCTACGATCGTAACCGTCGGGCTTCCATTCGTCGTCGAGAAGTTCGGCGAGAAATTCGAAGTCAGGGTCTGCGGCGTGATGTCCTGAAGATTTCCGTTCGTGATGACGTTGAGCTGAGAGGTGGTTCCGATCGCGAGGTGACTGATAGCATTCAGGTCCGCCCAGCTATGCAGGCACCGCGGAATGCCGGACAGCGCGAACGGATAGAACCGGCTCCAGCCTCCCAGCTTCTGCGGCAGCTTGTCCTTCCAGCGGATCAGATTGCATGACGAAATCCCCGACTGGTTCAGTGTCGGGGTGATCTCGGCCTGTACGCCGGGGACTAGCTTGAGCGATACCTCTGGCATCAGGACGCCTTGATCACCGCAATGCCGGTCACCTGCGAGGGCTGGACGTTCGGGTGTGACCCACCCCCGCCTTGCGATGCATTGTTGATGCTGACTCCAGTCACATTGTTCTGTGTCACGGACGTTCCGCTAGCGGCTAGACCGTTGCCGCCACCGCCAGATACACCGACAGTCTGCGTTGCAGCGGTTGGTGATATGACGTGCGCGTGTCCTGGGTCGTTAAGCGAGTTAGGATGCGAGTGAGAAGGTATCTGCGAAGTTGCCAACGTGACGCCCTGATTGTCTGCCGCAGCCCCAATCGTCTGTCCGTTGAGACCGCCGATCCCTGCCGTGATGCGCGTTCCCGTGCCATCATAGGGCAGCGCCACTCGACCTCGGTGATCAGGGACCGCGAACGTGGTGCTGCCGTTGCCGCCAAACGAACTGCCGAGCCGCGCGCCGAGATACGGATAGTCCGAGAAATTATAAACCGTGCCGTCGCACAGCAAGAACGGCGGCTTCGTGCACAACAATACCCACGCTGGCATGGCCGATAGACCAGCCCACATCTCGATATGCCCAACGCGGCCCATGTTCACAAACCGGACGTTGGTGCCGTCGCTGTAGATGTGCTGCACGTCGCCCCGGTCGATGCATATCACCTCTCCAGAGCCCGCCGCGCGGAGGATGAGCACTTGACCGCTAGCCGTCGTCAGGTTCTCGACGATGTAGTATCCCGGAAGTGGGAGCGTGACCTGCACGTTTGTCGTCAATGTTCCGGTGAAACGGAGTACCGCGTTCTGCGCTTGGGTCGGGCCTCCGGATGGAGTCGGCGTGCCAGCGGGTGCAGTGAGCGTGATGTTGGAAGATGCCACCCCAATGCTCTGAACTCCACCGAGATAGCCGTCCATGGAATTGAAATCGCCGTTTACCGGGATATTCCACGTGCCAACGTTCGAGCCGAGCAGGGGCAGCGATAGCAAGATGTTCGTTGAGGTCGGGTCAGCCATGTTTTACTACCTGCTCGGTGTTGCTGCCGGGGTCGGCGACAGTGAGGCCCAAGCCCCGGCCGCGTAGCGCTTTCTGAACTCCTCCATAGAGATAGCAGATTTCAGCGCCTGATACTGCGATTCCCACGAAAGCGCCTGCTGTGGATTGTCGGATTGCGCGCCCCAGTTCTGCTGATATCCAGACATGAAGATCATCGTCGCCGCGAACCAAAGCTGCGGCACAAACAGCGTCAGATAGGTCTGCGGGTTGAGCGCGCTCAACGGCGTTGGCCTTATGGTGCCGATCACCTCAAGCGTATACGCCCCGTCAGGCCATGCCGGGCCGACCACGATCGTCTGATCCGTAATCATGGCGAAGTTGGCCGGCGCGCCGGTGTAGCTCGGCGAGCCTCCCACCGCGTCGAGGAAGTCTCGCGAGATCGGCAAAAGCTGCATCCGCGTCCCGACGTCGGGATTTGTGGTCCCGGCCGGAGTGATCAGGTTGATCCCGTTCGTCACCACAAACGTACCGTTGTTCTGCGGGAGCGTGAAGTTACGGTTTCCGATCGAGAGCGCAGCCGAGTCCCGCGTCACCGTCGCCAGCAGGTCGAGCTCGCTGTAGATCCGCTGCTCGGCATAGTCGATGCACGACGGCAGAATGCCAACGAAGTTCGGGTCCGTCGATTGGACCACGATCTCGTTGGCTAGGGCTTGGACCCATGAGGTGTAAGTGTAGCTCACCTCATATCACCACGGCAATCAGCGTGGATGGTGCGAGAAATGCGCAATCCCTGCTGGTTCGTGTCCATCTTTTCTGTGATCTTTTGCTGCCGCGCGGTCTCACACGCTTGCATCGTTGCATACTCGTGTTTTTCGGTGGTCGGTCCCACGTCCTGCTGGAGCCAGACAAACGTTAGGATGAAAAATGGTGTCATTTAGTCCTCCGGTTAGCATAACGTAGTACAAACGATGCCAAAGTTTGAGTTCTGGACTACGCCGGGACCAGCAGGGGTAGTCCCGCCCGGGATAGTCGTTCCGCTGGTTAGAAGTCTTGCCCCACCAGTGGGCGTAGATGCCGCCGGTGTGTTTATTGGAGCCCCGGTATAAGACGCATTAGTGAGAATGTATCCACCATTCCTGATCGCGTAGGCCACGCCAAGTGTGACATTAGCCGAAAATGCAATGTTACCTGATATCTGGATCCCGTTGCACATCGAACTGCAGAAGAGGATGGTTTGTGCAGTCATTGCAGCACCTGTGCCCACCACCAAAGTGGTCAGCCCAAACGTAGCTCTTCCGTTCGCATCTGCAAAGAACAAGCAGTCGTTATTACCCTGCGGGTTCCACTGAGCAGACCCGAAGAAGTCATAGATAACGACTTGGTGTCCGTAGAATTGACAAGTGGCGGCCGTATTTGCGCTGTTGCACGCTAGCACTGGAGCGAAACCAAGATTCCAGTTGTGAATGACGATGCTACCATCACCGGCGTTCCAGCACGTTCCTGCGTTGGACCAAGTGATGGACCCGCGGTAATTGACCGTCAGGTAACATCCGACGCTGGATCCAGTTTGAGCTATGGACTCAGAGATCGTATTTGTGCCGCCAGCATAAATCCCAATCGCGCAAGCATTGTAGCCACCGCCATCCCACTGGGTGCCAATCAGATTAACCGCCGTCTGGACGTTCTTCAGACAGTCTGCCGCAGCACTGCCGAAGCCTCCGTTGCTATCACTTCCATCCTGCCGAACGCAAAGCTCGGGAGAGTTTCCCCTGCCTGGAATGAGCCAACGGATCTGATCGCTGAGCTGCCAGACGTTGTTCTGCGAATAAACACTGCGGCTCGCGCCCGGCCACATGTAAATCTCAGGAGCGATCTGCCAGTCAGTGAACGTTCCAGACCCTCCAACCGTGTCAACAGTCAGGGTAAACGTCGTGCCCGAATAGGTCGCAAGACCTGCCATCCAATTCGCAGTGTTGGCGAGCGAATAGACCCGATAGCGCTGGGCGGTGTCGATCGTCAGGCCGGCTGCCGTGGTGAACGCCTTCGAGCCCGTACCTATCGTAAAGCTGGTGGTGCTGGACGCGAACTGAGGCAAGAGCATTTTGGTCTTGCCGAGATCATCGTTCTTCACCCGGAAAGCGCAGCCGGACGTATAGCCAGACGGTGCGTTGAACGTAACAGCGTAAAAGGCCGCCCCGCTTAGAGCCAATGTCTGCTGGCAATCAGATGAGGTGCTCGTATAGGCAGCAGTCTTGGCGAGACGTGCGTTAGTCAGGACGCCAGCCACCGCCGCAACCGTACATGTTCCGCTGCTGGAGATGTTGCAGGTGCCGGAGGTGGTGATACCAGAGCCGGGCGAAATGGTGACATTGGTCACTGACCCGGCAGAGTTCCAAGCCGGCGTAGATGCGCCCATGGTCAGCACTTGGCCGTTGGTGCCCGCCGCCAGTGCCTGCCAGCCCGTGCCGCCGGCCGCGCGGTACAGGATCGAGCCCGTGCCGGAGCCAATCACGTCAAGAACCGAACTCGGAGTGTTCGCGCTCGGTGCCGCAGAGCCGCCGGAGACGTTCGCGAGCACATTGCCGGTAGCGATCGATGCGAGGCTGACCGTTCCTGTCGTGGTGATCGGGCCGCCAGTCAGGCCAGCGCCGGTCGCGACGTTGGTCACGGTACCGGTACCGGCAACCGTAACCCATGACGGGTTCGCCGCCGCGCCGTTGGTCTGCAGCACCTGCCCAGACGTGCCGGGAGTGAGCGGGACCCAGGTCGAGGCATTGCGGTAGAGAATGCTGCCCTGCGTCGTCCCGAGCATATCGAAGACATTGGACGCGGACAACGCGGACGGAATTGCTGTGCCGCCGGAGTTATTGCCCAGCACCGAGTTATTGGAGATTGAGGGCAATTGCGCCAGCATGACATTGCCGGCGATATCGGCGAATGTCGGCTGGCTTGCGGTGAACGCGCCAGCGGTAGAAAGCGAGCGCAACCATTGGCTTGCCGTGGCATTGATCGCGTTGACGCAGCCCAATGCAGCCAATTGGCTCGCCGGGCATTGCGTCGGAGCAATTGAGCCGCTAATGTCCGCAAATGACGGTTGCGACAATTGGGGGATGCCGCTCGTGGAGATATTGCGGACCCAATTGCTCGCAACGGCGGTATTGGCCTGCACACCACCCAATGTCGAGGTTGATGGATTGGGAAGATCAGCCCCCACCAGTGCCCGGAACGTCGGAGCCGACGCAGCGCCTGTGGTCGGTCCGGACCACAACGTGTTCGCGGCCTGCGTCGCCAGCGATCCGGTCAATGTGCCGTTGGACGTAACCGGGCTTCCCGTCACGTTGAAGATGCCCGGCAGCGCGAGGCCGACCGAAGTCACCGTGCCAGTGCCGGACAGCGTCACCCAAGACAGGTGCCCTGATCCGTCCGTGGTCAGAACCTGGTTGTTCGCGCCGTTCGTTCCCGGAAGCTGGAACAGAACCGATCCGGCTGCTGATGGCACAGTGATCGCCGCAGCGCCCGAGGTAGCGCCGTTCAGCGTGAGAGAGCCGCCCGTTCCGCCGTTGAGGCCCAGCGTCGGCGCCACGGTCGCCACCCAGCCCGAAACGCCACGGTTGAGGATCGTGCCTTGACCCGAGCCGAACCCGCGATCAAGCAAAGTGGACTGCGAGTAGAACCCCGGCAATCCGGTCGTTGCCTGCCCGTTGCCGCACACGAACCCGGTCGTGGGCTGGCCCGAGCATCCGCTCTGCGCCTGCGCCGAGGACGCCGCCATGATCAGAGCAGCACCGAGCCAGAGAGCTTTCATTTTCATTCGCTAACCCGCATCGCTGAGATAGAAGCCGCCACCCAGCGGGTACGGCGTGATCTGGACCCAAGCATAGTTCGTGGTGAGCACAAGCTGCGAGAGCCCGTCCACCAGTTCGCCACTCGTGAAGGTGATCGTGATGTTGTTCGTCCCGGCGTCGCCTTTGATGTCCTTGATCAGGATTGGCACGCCGCCGTAGCTAGATGCCAGATTCAACTTGATGCCGGTCGGGGCGCCGACGGCCTTGTTGACCAGCACCTTGCCGATTCCAGCGGGGACCAGATACGGCGAGCCAACCGTAGCGCCGGTCGTGATGATGACCGAGGCCCCTGTGCCGGCCGGGTTGATGAAGCTGGCGATCACGGACAGCGGCACCCGCTTGGTCGTGCCGCCCTGCACAATGACGAACTCGTCATCACCGGTCAGGCCGAGCGCGAGAGGCAAGCTGCTGATCGGTATGTTACTCATCAGGTCGAGCTCGCCGTGTCCGGGAAATATATCGTTGGTTCATTGGGATCGGGCAGCATCTCTACCCCAATTTCCCAGATGATGTTATCGCCGCCCTCCGTCGTTATGTCCGAGCCAGAGAACGTGCCGGATTCCGTAGCGACGAAACTCGGCACAGTCTCTGCATAGTTCTCCGGCCGCGGGTTGGCGATCGGGACCGGATCAGGCGGGATGACGATGGTGCGAAGCTGGGGTTGCTCGACGTCGAGGCATGTACGGCACACAAGCAGGCGCAGGTTCTGCAGCTTCACGCCGGCCCACTGCGACTGCCAGGTCAAGTCGGAATGATTGTAAGTAAAATTGCACCGGTCACAGATGGCGAGCGCACGCGGCGACCGCATCGAGACGCGGCCTCTACCCGTTGGATGCCAAGGTCCGGTCATTGGCGGAAATAGCTCCCGAGCTGCGGCGCAATGGTCATCCCTACGTCCTCAGTGTCCTCGGTTGCGGCCAGATTCCATGCCTCTTGCGCATCGGCCTTGCGCGATGCTTCAAGCTCGTTCTTCCAGATGCGGGCAAGACGATAGGCCAGTTCGGCGACCATGCAATCCAGCCAGCGGAACGGCACTTCCGGAGTTTGGCCGCCCTGCAGGTTGGAGTCCTGGATCTGACGCGTTCGGTAATAGTTCAGTGTGTACTGGCTGGTTTGATCCGGCACCAACCACAGCGTGATGTTCGGATTGATCAGCTTGTCATACCAGAACACACTCGGTGTGCCCTGCGCTCCTGGATTGGAATACGAGGCATATTCCGTGCGGCTGATCGGGAAGATAAGCCGGTTGCTGAGCGGAGACCCGTTGAACGACAGATAAGCGTCGAGCACGTTCAGCGTCGACGGGTCTACACTGTACGTCGCCACGCCCGCGATAAGCGGGACACTGACCAGTTCAACAGTCCAGAGATTCACCGGGAGATTACTGAACTTGGAGAGCATGAGATTGCTCTCCGTCGCAGCGTCTTGCATGTGCTCGGCCAACAGCGCGGAACGACGAATGCCGATGCGAGAGTATGCCGAAACGGCAAGGCTCGCGTTCGACAGAGAGAAGTTCGTCGTTCCGCTAGTTGCCACTCACCTTACTCCCGCGGAATCTCGATCGACCGATTGAACACGTTCTTGTTGACCGCAGTGTGGTGATCAGCCTCGAAGCCCGGCGCAAGGCCCTTGATGCCGCCGCCGCCCTTGATCATGTTCTCCTGCGCACGCATTGCGCCAATCCGAGCCCGGCTTTCCTCGATCTTGGCCTCCTCGGTGAGCTCCATCGGGCGCTCCATCAGGACCATTCCGCCGTAGGTGATCTCGCCCTTCTCGCCGCGCTTCATGTACATGCCATCGAGGAGGCCGCCGAACATATCCTGCGTCACAGCCTCCCAGCCGTTGATCTCGAAGTCCTGGCGCATCGCTTGCTCGGACTTGCCAAGCACCTCGTATGTCACCCACTGGAGGTCGCGGCCGTAATCGCGGTTGACAACATTGAGCACGTCGTCAGGCAGATCGAGAATGGAGCGCTGCGATGCGTTCTTGCGGAGACGAACGCGGCCATGCGCCGGAGGAGCCTGATCCTCGTGCGGCGCGGTGTGTCGGGGTGAAATGCGGGGCATGTTAGCTGGTCCTGTTGTATTTGGCCGGATCGTTCTTCATCTCGACGCCCATCCGGACCTTCTGCCGGGCGTATTCGATCTCGCTGATTCCCATGTTCTTGCACATCTCCCGCTCGTCCGGGGTCAGCGTAACACGGTTGCTCGGCGAACTGCCGTCAACGCTGCGCTCCGATCGGGACGGTGGGGCCTGCATCGAGATATTCCCTTCATCGCCGTTGGACTGCTTCAGCCCCGTGGCGCGTTCGATATGGTCGAAATACTCCGGGCTGCCACGAACGACGCCCTTCTGGACCGCCCCTTGATACGCGAAATCGATCTTGCGGGCAAAGTCCGGGTCCTTGAACGACGCCTCGTTCCGCAGCATCCATTCCCGCTCAGACGACATGAGGGCCTGATTGGAACGAACGCTTTCCGCCCAGCTCTGCTGCCGCGGCTGCTCACGCGGCTCCGGCTTGGCTTCCCGCCGCTCGGCCACCTCAGCCGCGCCGGACTCAAACGCCAGAATCTTGGCTTCCGCCCGGCTGATCCGGCTCTGCGCATCGGCGATCGCTTTCCAGTCGCCCATCTCGCCGGCCTGCTGGAGCGATTGCTTTGCCGCGTCCCGCTCGCCTTGCGCTGCCGAGAGGCCGCCCGTGATGATGTCACCCTCAAGCGCCGCACTGCGCTGTCTGGCCTCCTGTGCCTCGCGTGCCGCCAGCGACGCAATCCGACGCGTCTCAGTCACCTCAATCTCGGCTCGTTCCGCACGTTCACGGTCTGCGCGTTGAGCGGCCTGCAGCGCCTCAAGCTGCTCCTGGAGCGACTTGGCGTCCGGATCTGAGGGAGCGGTCTTCTTCTCTCCCGGCTTCTCGGTCTCGATCGAAACTCCGTCCGGGAGCTCGATCATGATCTCCTGATCCAACGGAATGCCGGCGATTTCCTCGTCCGTCTTGAATGCTCTACTGGCCATCGTGGGTAACAACCTCCGGAGATTCGACGATCATGTCGATCAGCGCGTCCTCGATATATCGGCAGTCTACGCCATTGATCTGGACGCGCCGGGCATCGCCGGGACGGAACGCAACCCAATCGCCGACGTTGGCGTCTTGTCCGTAGAAATAGATATTGACGCGCGGGTCATCCTCGAAGGCGGCCGGCCCCTTCTTCAGGACAAGACCGACTGACCCCTGCCAAATATCTTCCTTCAGGGAGCCTGTCGTCCGAATGATGCCGCCCTTCGTCTTCTCGGGCGCAACATAGATGGCGACCAGCAGCCGGTTCGCCATGAGGCTGACTCCGCTTAGATCGCCAACTTTGGCCATCAAGGCCTTCTTGGGATCAGCGGCATTTGCAAGTTCTTCCAATACGGCGACGCGCGCCATTCCTCACTCCTTCATGATGTCTTCAAGCGTCTGTGCAAGTAAATGTTTGGCATCGGCAAGCCCCTTGCGATAGCCGGCCGAGAAACGGTATTCCGGGAAGTCGAGAAGCAACCCGCTGGCCATCGTTTCCTTGGCCCGCTCGTCTTCGTGATCCAGCGCTTCACGGAGGCGCTGGGCCAGTTTGGTCTCGATGACTGCGGTCACTTGGGCTTCGCATTCTTACCGTACTTGTCGATCTTTTCTAGGCGACCACTTCCCGAGGCCGCGCCGGCATCATACGCCTTCACCCGGCCGCCGCCAGCGAAGCCCTGCTTGTTGCCCATCTGACGCCGCATCTCTGCGGTGCGCTTCTCGCTCTCGCCGTTGTGCTTGATCGTAGCCATCACTTCGGTCCTTTCTTCGCCGGGTAATATGCATCGGGTTTCCGCATCGTGGTGCTCATCGGCACCGAGCCGCGCGGCTCGCCCCACTTGTACTGGTCGTAATCCGTCACCGAGGGATTGGTCTTCTCGACCTTGTCCTGGTGCCGGCTGATCTCGCCGTTGTCGCCGCTAGGCTTTTTTGCTGCCACCGTTGGTCTCCTTTGACTTGTGCAGTTCCTTGGCTCGCTCATGCTGCTCTGCGGCGATCTCCCGCGCCCGATCGTGGGCAACGTCGCCTTGAGCGGCCTGATGTTCCTGATCTGTGGCTTTTGTATCACGCTGATGAGCGTGCCCATAGGCCAATTTTAGATGATCCGAGGCAAGCTTGATGTTCGCGGCCTTCTCTGCCGCCTCCATCTCCGAGGAGTGAATCGCCACGGTGCTCGCCAGCCGTAGCCGCTCGGTATTCTCGGCGTATTGAGCAAGCTGGAGCTTGTTCGCTCGGTCCGCCGCGTCGTTCTGGTGCTGCGCCTGCAGCTTCATCATGTCGAACTGGTTGTCCTGCTGCGCCTGCGCCTGATCGGCCTGCAGCTTGTTGTTCTTATGCTGAACGTCCGCCATCTTGGCCGGGTCCACCGGAGGCGCAGGGGGCTGCTGTGGCTGGCCTGCGTTCGGCAACATGGTGTCCTCGACCCCGGTAATCCCGAGCTCGTTGGTGTATTTCAGCACCGCCTTCTTCGGATCGAACATGGTCGGGGCCGACATGACAACCTGGCGGTATGCCTCGGCCTTGGCTTGGCGATGCAGCCGCGTCGGGTTGTTCGGGTCCGACACCGGAACGAGATCGTGCGTGTCCAGTGCCTTGATGAACAGTTCCTTTTCCCATTGCATCGCGGGCCGACGGTTGAAACGCCAGAACGCCTCCGGATCATCACGGAACCGCTCCACCAGCAACTGGAACTCTCGCTGCTGCGAATTGTGCAGCCGCTTGTTCACCGCGCCGATCGGCTTCGATGCCTGCTCGATCAGGGCCAGCGTTGTCCCGACTGGCGCGTCAGGCTTGATGTCCGCGGTGAGCGTGTTCGCGGTCCCGCCCAACCTTTGACCAAGCTCCTCGACATGCTGCACGAACGCGGTAAACGCCGCATCCGGGCTCTTGTACGGCAGCGGCATCACTGCTTGGCGGATGTCCTGCACCGATGAATCCAGCCCAATGCCCGAGCCAGGAGCAACCCGGAACTGGTTCGTCAGTTGTCGGCCGGCGCCCTTGAGATAGAGGAAGCCGGGGAAGTTGGCGAACATTCCGGCGTCGATGAACTCTCGCCAGAGGGCAGTGAGCGCCTTCGTCGTATTTCCCAGCAAATGCAGCAGGCCAATGCAATAAAAGCCAAACGCTCGCATATATGGAAAATCAACGAAGTACTCCTTCGCCAGGCATTCCTTGTCGTCTTCTTTCCAATTCCGACGCAACTCGAGGACCTTACGCGATTCCTTCTCGATCACGATCTTATACGGAAGCGGCAGGCCCTTGCCCTTGAAATGCCGCGGCGCAAACTCATCCAGGTCGAGCTCGCAATAGCACTCGTAGACCTCGAAATCGATGTCACGGGGATCAGAACTCGGCTGCACGCCGGAGATATCGGCCTTGATCTGATCGACCTGGTTCGACGTGTCCGACTGGATCGTCGGCTGGCCCAAGGCCACGTCACGATATGCACCAACGATCTGCATTCGCTTCATCGTCGAGCGCGGCATCTTGATGCGGTGCGTGATACGGCCGGCGTCGCTCAGGTCCGATACGTCCTTCGAGACGATGAAGTCCTCGATGTTCACCGAGCGGGACAGCGGCATCCGCTTCAGCGGGCAGTTGTAGACCTTCTTGACGCCCAAGCCCTGAAATCCAACCTTGAACAGCATCTGGTCTGTATCGGCGACATACCCCTTGTCCACAGCGGTCAGGTAGTGGTTGAAATCCTTCTCCAACGCATCCGCGATCTCGTCGCGCTTGTCATCGTCGAGCGGCGGGCCGCCGTTGTTCCCAATCAACGGATTAATGGGTGGCGGAGCGCCGACGCCGCCGGGAGGTGGCGGCAGAGGCATGCCTCCCGGGGCGCCCGCTCCTTGCGGCGGCATTGGAGCCGCTTGGGGAACCGGATGCATCGGCGGTTGTTGTGGCTGCATCCCGGGCCCGGGAGGAGGAGCACCGGGCCCGGGAGCGCCAGCGCCGGGAGACGAGGCCGGCGGAGCTGGAGGAGCAGAGAATGGGCTTGGCACAGGAGCGGGCGGAGTAATCGGGTTCGGACGATCGTCCCGAACCTTCACCGGCCCCTCAGCCGGCAGCAACTCGCCCATCGCGCTGGCTTGGAATAGCTGGCACGCCTCAAGCAAAAGCGGGTGCCGAACCGACGACATGCCATCAAGCGGAGCCGAAGATGATGTGGATGAATTATTGCTCTCGATCACCAGCCCGAGCAGCTTCATGCCCTCGGCAATCATCTCGAGATGTTCCTGTCGAGAACTGTCGTCGCGCCCGATACCCTCCAGGATTTCCGTCGCGATATTGTTCAGATCCCTGTCGTCCATCTCCTCCGCGAGGTTCGCGTTGAACTTGTCCGATCGGGGCTTCGATGCCCCACCGCCCAGATCAATCTCGGCCGAGCCATCCGGTAGCTCCGTCAGCTTGGCACCGTCCTGAAACGAAACGGCCTCACCGGGATTGGCGAGGTCGATGTCGATCGGCGGCAGACGCGGATCATCGTCAGGCGGCTGTGCGACAGGGAGGATCGATGGCGCGAACGGTGATGCCACTTACTGCATTGCCTCCGCCGGGTTGTTCCGCTTCCGCGGTCCGCGAGGCTTGCCGGCCGGCCACCCACCGCGGCGCTTGGGTTGGGCTTCAGCCCCCGGTGCTGCGGCATCACTGCTTGGCAGACGCTCACCGGAATTGTGAGACGCGGCAAAGCCGAGGGCTGAACTCTGAATTTCATTGCGCACCGGATTCCCCGCCCGGTACCAAGCCGCAGCCATCAGCCTCGCCTCGTCCAGATACGCCACCAGCCGCTGGAAATCCTCAGCCGTCAGCATCTCCCGCTCGGACATGAACTGCGCCGTGACGTTGATGTTGTCCGCAAACAGCATCCGCCAGCGTCGGGGGTCGATCGATAGGCCAGTCACTGTCTAAGCATCTCCTCTGCCGCTCGTTTCAGCCTATCATACCCCGGATCGTCTGCATACTCGGCACCATAGTCCCGCTCGAATTGCGCACCATGCTCCACAAGCAAGCTATTGCGCTGCCGTAATGCCCCGCCCGTGCCATGCAACTCGCTGATCAATTGCGATCGTAGCCATTCCGGATAATCCAGGGAACACAGCATGTCCAGCGCTTTCGCCAGCCGCTGTGGTCGCGTCGCGTCAAAGAACCGAGCCCACCACGAAACCTCTCGCATTCGCGTCGTCTTGTGGCCGCCGACCTCGCTCGCTCCGTGCTTCTCCCATTTCACGTCAGCCCAGACAAACCGGCCGGTCATCCGCGCCAGCTCGTCAATCCATGTGTCGTGCCACCAAAACGGGAAATGCTCCGGGCAGAAATACCCGACTTTCTCGATCCACCCCCGTGTCACCGCGATGCCGTCCGGGAGACAGAACGGGCCACGTCGCTCGCCCCAGTAGATTACGCCAACGCCGTCCTTGAACTGAGCCGCCGCATCGAGCAGCCGGCGATCCCAGCCTGGTGAGACAAGCGCTGCGTCATCAACACCGAGCACGAAGACGGTTGTGTCTAGCGTGGTGGTGCGCACTGCACGGTTGTATTTGGCCCCGAGCGAATCCTCGCGGGGCGCGGCCTCGCTAGGCGCGGCGATACCAGCGTAGCCAGAAAGATCGTCGTCATCGTCAAGCGCGAGAGAGAACCATGTGTACGGATCCACTGCCGACGCTTGCGCCTTCGCGATCGTCGCCCTCAATTCCTCCGGCCGCCCTCGGCTCGCTATGCAGACTGCGACTGTCATTTCTTAGTCCTCCGACGATACCACGTCCGGCGCGACATGCCCTCTGCTTCCCATGGCCGCTGCCCGGTGATTTTGGGGCGACCACGCTTGATTGGATCTGACAGCCGAGACCGCTCCTCCTGGCCTAGCTCCGAGGAGCCGGCCTTGGAACTCTTGCCTTCGGTTTCTTTCGCTCGGGATTCGTTGCGGGCGATATTAGCCGCTTTCAATGCCCGTAACTGGTCAAGCTTGCTCATAGCAGGAACTCGGCCCTTAGGCCGACCTCGCCGCTTCGAGGATAATTTCGTGATCAACCGTTGCGGCTTTCGCCTTGGCCCAGGCAGCAGATGCCCTGGCTTCGAGCCGACCGAGCAGTGCGTCAAAATCGTCACCGCGAGCAAAGCGGTCCATCATGCACGCAAGGTGCGCACGGTTACGCTGGAAATCTACTTTGCGAGCGGCGCGGAAGGCTTCGATGTAGAGGGCGACTTGCTGGGTGCGGGTCATTTGCTTGCTCCGTTTTGCTGACACCATTAATGGCACAACAAATCAGATGGCACAACAATTATTTTCTGTGCCAACGATTTTATTTTTGTGCCACATGAAGGCAAGTCCCCTCACACATCATAAAGCGCCTTCTGCTGAGGCCGGTGCATCATCTGCTCCTTCAGCTCTGCCGCAACCTCGAAGTCGTGCGAGATCAGGCCTTGCCGGCGCATCCAGGTTAGCGCCTGGGTCATGCTGTCGTGAATATCATCTCGCTTGCCCTTCGGGAACATTTCGCTCTGGCTGATCGCGTTCTCGGCCCAGATCGCATCAGGTGCGTAGACCATCCCGGCCGCGAACGTCGGTTCCACCGCGTGGGTGCGAGCAACCTTGTCTCCCACCGGGCTCACGAGCTCGACCAGCCAGCCATCCTCGCGATACAGTCGCTGCATTTCCTGCGATACCGTGATGCCAGAGGCCTTGTTCTCGATCAGCAGCCGGTCAACGCGGAACCGTCGGCACGAATATGCTATCCACTCGACCACGCCCCACGCATCCATCCTCATGCAGCGCAGATCGTAGTCCTTCTTGGACTCGCCGGAGTTGCGCGGCGGCAATTTCCCGTGCAATTCCTTGTGCTTGGCCCATGCCCACATCATCATGACGCGAGGCTTGCCGTCCGCGTCCCGGAACAGGCCCCAGACCGAGAACCCGGTTGGATCGTTCTCATCCTTCTCGGTGTAGGCCGTATCAGCCGAGGCAACCACGAAGTCGAAATCTGGGTATTTCTCCTCCTCCCAGAGCTGCCAGTATTCCCGCTTGATGATCGAGCCGCCGCGGGGAACCGGGCTCTGCTGGTATTGCCCGGACCACAGCGTCGGAACCCGCTTGAACGTCTGCAGCTCCTTCGCCGCGAACCGGCCTTCCCACGCCAGTTCACCGTCTTGGCCTCGGGGATCCGACCAGCCTATGCTCGTCTCACAGTGCCGGCCCTCCTCGTATTCCATCGGGATGCACAGATGCTCGTACTCCGGCATCCCATCGAGAATGGCACCGCTCACGTCAGCTTCATGCACCCTTTGCATGATGACAACGATCGCATCTCGCCTTAAGTCATTGAGGCGGCTCTGGATTGACTCGGTGAACCACCTCACCGTGCCCTCTCGGATAGTCTCCGATTCCGCCTCTTTCACGTTGTGCGGATCGTCCACCAGCACCCGGTTTCCACGCTCACCAGTACCGACGCCGCCGACCGAGGTCGCCAGCTTCCAGCCCGTTTTGTCGTTTGAAACAAGCTCCTCGCCGACCTTGACCAGCTCGAACCGATCGCCGTACAGGTCCTGATATCTCCCGCTTTGCAGCAAAGCCAAGAACCGACGATTGTCCCTCATCGTCAGGGATGAAGCATAGCTGAACGCGACGTAACGCAGATGCGGGCGATTGATCGGCCCCCACTCCCAAGCAGGCCAAAATACATTTGTTAACAACGACTTCATGAAACCAGGCGGCACATTTTCGAGCAGCCGCGGCGGGTCAAGTTCCCCAAACGTGATCGCCTCAAGGTGCAGGCAAATCGCCTCCAGAGCCCAGCCGTCCACAAACGGCGTCTGCGGCTCCAGAATGTCCCAGAAATACCGGACGAACTTAATGAGGCCGCCGCGGCGTCCCTGCTCCTTCTTCGCCCTTCTTTTTGCGACCTCGGACGCCAGGCGCCGCTCCAGCGTTGGTAAGAGCGAGGGATCGAACGGCAGCGAGGAGTTCAACAAGCTCATTGTCGCTCATGTCGTCCAGTGTGGCATCTTTGACATGCAGTTCCTTCGGGATGATCGCCGCGATCACCTTCAGATATTGGTCCGGCTTCTCGGTTCGAACAGTCTCAATAACCCCTTTCCCGTGCGTCGCAAAATCGTCCGACATCGCCGCGATGAAGTCCTCGGACAGCTTGTTCCGTGAGCCCTTGGGCCGTCCGAGCGGGTTTCCGGACTGTCCGGGCTTGAATCCTGGGTTACTTGGTCCTGATTTGAAGGTCATCGGCCCTTGAATACCTGTTGTATTTTCAACACACATTCTAATTATCGGAACACCAGAAAATGCCGGATATACCGATGTCGAGAGGAGGCAGCGCACCCACCAACAGATATGGGTCTTGCGCCGCATTGTACCACGGCTGGCGCTTGGGAGGAGCTGCAGCTCGGATGTTAGCAGTGCGTCAAACTTGCCGGCGGCCTCTGCCATTACTTGGTCAATGCTCACAGCACACTCCAAAGGATCAAGGCGACGATCCCAGCCCAGGCAAGATAGCTGCACACGTTAATCGTGCTGTAAATCGATTCAACCCACCAATTTCGGCGAGCCAAGTAGGCCCGGTTATCCGCTTGGGTTCGCCAAGTTCCGTCATCGCATTCCACCAAGTCCTCGATGCTCATGACGTGGTTCCTTCCTTGATCTCGCGCTTGATGTCCGCCAGCTCCTTGCCCACCGCAACACAGCCGGCGATGCGGGTGAGGTCGGCAACTTGGGCGCGGAGGCGATCGATTTCGGCAGTCAGCCGCTTTTCCATGCCAAGTTTGGCTGAAAGATGATCGCGGTCGGCCTCCTTCAGTTCGTCGTTTTCGGCGCGCAGCAGCTCGATCTCGGCAATCGCCAGCCGCAGATCCTCCTTGAGCATGTCCTGCGCGCTATCCTCGTAGACGCGGAGGCAGGTGTTCAGCCTGTCAATGATGTCGGTCATTCCGGTTGCTCCTCTTTCACTTGGTCTGGGTCTCGTATCAGTGCCCGGTCGGCTGCCGCTCGTTCCCGTCGTCTTGCTCGGTAGGCCCGGCGCTGGGCTGTGATCTTGTTCTTGCGTCGCTTGCTGGCTGGCTTGTGGCGGCTCACCGTCCTGCCCTATGTGCCCGGAAAAGTGATCTTACGCAGCATTTAGCCAAGTTCCAACGGAGGTCGTCGGGCAGATACGAAAACCTCACCATGTCATTTATCAGAGCATGGCGGAGTTTCTGCAATACCTTGGCTTCCCTCATCTCTTCCTCCGTGGGTATCAGCAGCGGCGATCCTGGCACCTGTGGGAAGGCTCGGGGGACGCCGAACCAGAATGCCGCTGCTGAACTGGTTAGAGCTTCCCTACTTTGCCTCATCCTCGATCGCTGAGGCAATCAGCGTCTTTCCAAGCTCTGCAAGATATGCCGCCCTCCGGGATCGCCTAGCCTCACGCTCCTCGCGCTCTCGCTTGATGTCGGCCGCGGCTGATTTCATATCGACAACTTCGCCCATGGTTGCGTCAATCCTTCGCACGAAAATAGGTTATAAACCCCCGCCATAGAGCGCGATCACCGTATGTCTTTGTGTCGCCAACTGGCGTTGCCATCGTGCTCCAGAACCCGAACGGGGAGGTCACATCCATCTCGGCTGGGAAACGGCCAGCACTGACCCAACGCGTTTGGAATGAACCATCCTCCATCGTCCCACTGTAACCGGGGAAATCACACCGCTCCATGAACTCAGCCCGCATGATACCAAACCACCACGGTACGATGCGACAGTCTCCGGTGCGCACCCACTTCGCTTCCCTGCTCATTTCCCCTCCTCCAGAGGCTTCACTGACGCGCTCCTCAAATCCTCGTTCTCCGTCGAGTACCGCCCGGTGTACTGCATCAGGCCAAGGTGGCAGATCGTGTGGCCCAGCACGGCATAGACCTTACCGCCAGACGCCCGGTAACGGTAGCAAAACGAGAGGTCTTCCGATAGCCTGCGGTTGCCGTCCTTGATCCTGTCGAACAAGTGGAGTGCGCGGGTCCCGCCATGGGGCCGGATCAGGCCACCAATCACCCCCTGCGGATCGTCGTCGATCTCGACTTGGCCGGCTTCAATGATCTGATCGACGCAGTCTTTCCGGATCAGCATCACGCCGCAACCGAGCCCTTCGAGCTCGAGCAAGTTGCCCTCTGGCTTTGCCGGCGGTGTCAGGGCCGAAGCAACCCACTCGATAGGCTGTCGCTTTTTGGGATAAATGCCGCCGATCAATGGCTTGTCTGCGGCCAGCATGTCCATCACCAGATCGGCCTCAAACTGCATGTCCGCGTCCACAAACAGGAGGTGCGTCGCGTCTAGGCAGTCATACCATACCGTCGCCATGCCATTGCGGAGATCCTCAATGCACGGGTTGGTTTGAGCTGTAAATCCGGCCGGGACGCCCCATTGGGTCAGCACCTGGGCGAGCGCGAACAGGCTCGCCGCAGTCTGCGCGTTCATCTGCATACCGAACGCCGGGCAAGCAATGAAAATCTTCATGGAACAATCCCTGTCACTATCGAATTATAGCCGTACATCGAAAGGCAAACCACCATGATCAGTGCGCTCATCACTTTGATTATCGTTCTGCTCATCGCCGGGATCTTGTGGTGGGCTATTACCGCTCTCTTGCCTCTCGTTCCTCTCCCGCCGCCGATCGCGCAAGTCATCCACGTCCTTCTGGTCGTGCTGATGGCACTCATCGTGATCTTCTACGGTCTGTTGCCTCTGCTCCACATCATCCCGAGGGCCGGGTTTTAGGCAGATCGTGCAGGCCAGACAGTACATCCGGTCCTCCTGCTCTGCCATGCAGCTAAACAGCCAGCCGCAGCCGATGCAGCGCTGTGCCTGCGAGCGCCACGACCATTTCTCCACCATAATCACAGGCCGATATCCATATCATCCGTGCAGAAATAAAACGTAGCGGTTCGCCGGGACGACTTAGTGAGCCAAACTTAGATTGGTGACTGCGGGTCCGGCGCAGTCGTGAGGCTCAACCGCATCTCGAAACTCACTCAGGGTAGCGGCACGATCATGAAACCATTCGCCGCAAGCCGGCCGAGCAGGTAATCCGTCATTTTCGAAATCGACGAGGCCGAGGATTGTCCCAGCATCAGGTCATCGATCGCGCAGAACAGCGCCTCGCGGGCACAGGGTGATTCTGGGTCTTCCTGCACCTGGCGCTTGGTCGTAAACGGGATGATTTCTGCGGTCATGGCTGTCTCCCGATCGAAGCACGGGGCTCGCCCTGCGATGGATACGACCGGCCGCCGTTGCGATCCTGAGCCGCCCTGCCGCCCTCTCGCGAGAGCTTGGCTGGCTCACATTTCGAACAGCGCCATGGCGATTCGCCCGACGCCCGGTAAGGCTGGCCCGTCTTCAGCGAGCCGCATGCGCATTTGAAAATCATCGTATCCCCCTCAATGTCTCGTGTGCGGAATCGATTTGCCGCCGAAGCGACCGAACGCGTGAAATAAACTGGCCGGCGGAAACTGCCAGATCGGCCACCTCGCCTCGTGCGGCCGCGCCAAGGTCGAGCGGTAGCGTCCGGCGACGTGGCCTGCGGGGCCTCAGCGCCTGCCACATGCCCGCAGTGCAGATGCACCCGAACACAAAGCCGGCGAGAAAGCCCCAGTCGATCATCGCTCGCTTATCCTCCACACGCCGGCCGAGATCAACGCCAACAAGCCATTCTGGACAATCTGCAGATCCTTGTCGAAAATCCCCTTAAGTATCCACAGGGCTCCCATGATGGTGAGAGTGCTCGACGTCAGATCCTGCATCAGTTTCCCAAACTTCATCGCCACGGGCCGATCGGTTTCTTGACGGCTTTGCCGTCGTCGAAGTCATTGATCATTCTACGCAGAAATTCATGCATATCATCAATGCACTTGAGGTTGGTATCGGCAACGACTCGCCCGTCTTTTCCGATTGTGATCAGGATGAACGAACGCACGGTCGGCACCGACTGGTGCGCCGCTCGAACCATATCACCCAGCTTTCGATGGTCCTTCGTGTGCTTTGGAGTGGTCATGATCGTCCCTTCATGATGTGGCTGGTCGCGGGGCATTCGCGCCCCGCCGTTGACTATTTCGACATGTTCTGGGCTTGCACCAGATCGCACATCGCCTTCGCCGCATTAAGGGCGGCTTGCGAGTATTGCATGGCCTCAATGCCGTTTGTGGCTTCGGCCGCCTTCTTGATCAGTGCCTCGATATGAGGTTTCAGTTTGTCCATCGGGTTCTAGCTCCGAGTGATTGGCGCTTGATCTGTGACCCAGCGGTGCGCCAGAGACCGCTGAATTGGTGTCTCAGTTCTCCGAGCCGTTTCCCAGCGTCTGCGCCTCGAACTTCAGATCGTCGTGAACCGCGTCAACCTGCGCCTTCACGTCCGCCACGCTCGACCGCAGCGCGGTGATGGATTCGCCCAGCGCCGGCAGCTCGCTGCGGAGCCCGCTGATCTGGTCGCGCACGCCCTGCACTAGGTTGCCAAGCCCTGCGATCTTGATCACGCCAGTCGGCTTGGGCGGCTCGACGGGCTTCAGAACCTGGACTTCCGTATCATTGACTGGATCTTGCATCGAGTTGTCCCCGTGAATGTCTCGGCCATCGCCGATCGGTCGGAAATTGCCTACGTTGAATTCTGTATCCCCGAACTCCTGCAGGGTAATCATCGACCCCCGCAGCGAGTTTATCGTGTATATTCCGCCCTCAACAAGGCCGTCGGTTACGGTCGAGCATAGCACCTTTTGGGTCGGTCTGAGCATGGCTAGGTGAAGAAGTGGACAACGCCGGCCACGATCCCGGCACCCGAAACGAATGTGCAGGCCAACACCCACACAATGAACCCCGGGCTGTTGTCCGCAGGTCCGAGGTCGATCCCGGTGGGCCGGTATGCCACTTCGTAATCCGCGCCACAGTCACACAACTCTGGCCGTCCGCAGTCGCCGCGGCAGTTGTCGTTATTGCTCATCAGACCGGCTCCTTGCTCTTGGTGGTGTCGAGCAGTTCTGCGAAAACACTGATATCGGTCTTGCGCTCGACGACGGGGCGGAAGCCCACTGTCTCGAACCACGGTTCGATCAGCCTTCCATGTTCCATGACATCGTGATTACGAATCTCATCAAGACGCAACCACTCGCTGTCATCGTAAACCTCAAGATCGCGCACCGTGTAGATGATGCCGAACTCAGGAAGAACGATGCCCTCAGGTCGTTCGAACCAGGGAGGAATCGGACGGCTCATGGTGATCTTCTGTCCAACGTAGAAAGTCATCGCATCATCTCCTTGCGTGTCACCGCGACACAATAAGATCCATCTCCCGAACTCGCCACGATCCGCTGGTTGATCCGCTCCTGCGCCTCGATCTCGGTCAGATGCGCCGCACGCCGTGGGTCCTTGCGCGTGTAGAAGTCGCGGTCCGATCGCCAGTAGGGAACGGGTTGCATTACTGGCCTCGCGCCTTGAGCATCACGTCAGCGGCGACATAGGCTTTGTCGGCCATATCTTCCCACTCGACCAGACGGCCGTCATGCTTGATCATCTCGGCATTGTGCCGCATCGCGTCGGCGACGATCGCCGGAAGCGCCTGCCCTGCAAAGTAGTCCCGCAGCGTCATGCCATTCCTGGTCGACGGCATTACTGTGTTTTGGCAATTCGGGTATGGGTCATGCGCCTTCGGAAACGCTGGTCCGCCGTCCTTGATCTCGCTCATTGTCCCCTCACGAAGGTAAAGCCATTCCGGCTGGTGATGCTGAACCGCTCAAGCCGGGACGAGCTCTTGTACCCGCCAGGAAATGCCGTCCCGTCCTCGTTCACGCGCACAAGTCGAACGAACTCGGTGCCGACGCCCGTCACGCGCACGAACCTGGCACCGCGCGGGTCGTTGTCCTTCCAGATCTCGCCGGCGGATGGTTGCTTCATCGCCGGTCAACCTCGTAGCAGTTTCCATCAGATCGAGGAGGCCAAAACCACTGCGTCTTGCCGTCATCCGACCAGCACTTATCCCCCGTGAGCGCTGCTCCGTTGGGCAGGACTATCACAGAACTTCGGTCCGCGCTGAAAACAGGCGCCCGCTGTGCGGTCACGTCATTGCGGAGATGCGAAGACGCCAACCAAGCGCCGAGCATCGCTCCGACCACGACGCCGATCCCGTAACCAACTATGAACCCGCGCATCGCAGGATAGATCATCGCCGATGCCTCCACCGGCAGGTCAGCCTCACCTTCGGGCTCGATTGCGTCACCGTCCGAAGCTTCAGCCGATCATATGCCACGTTCGCCTTGTAGAAATGGAGATGGCTGCGAACCATCGTGTCGACCTCAGTCACCGCCTTGATCACGATGTCGATGCCCTTCGATAGCATCCAGATGCCGATCGCGAGGTACACAAATGGGAGGAACTGCGCCAGTTCGGTCATGATTTCCGCTCCTCTGCCTTGCGGCGGTACCACGTCCTCTCCGACATCCCGAGACGGAGCCACGGCTTGTCGCGCACCTCCCCGATACGGGGCCGGCCGCGCTTGACCGGCTCGGCAGGCTTGGGCTTCGGGGATGATTTACGAGGCATTGACGGCCTCCGGCGGTGCCGGAATGGGAGCCCAATGCGTCGGCTTCGCATACCCGTTCTCGCTTGTATCGACGCCTCGCGGGTAAGCCGTAAATGCCATCCAGCCAAACTGGCCTTGGAAACCAACAAGGATACGGTCATGCTGTGTTTTGCCAATCGGATCCGTCTCAATCGGCCGCCACTGACGTTCCGCCAACTTGGCTTCCAAGTGCTCGATGCGATCGAGGGCGCCTCTGTTGAGAGCGCCGCCGAATATCCGTATACTGTTTTTCAGCCGATCCTTCAGGTCGTCAATCATCGCCGCGCCTCCCATTCAGCCAAGCACCGATTCGCATCACTCGTGAAGCAGCTCGCCGGCAAATGATCACCTCGTCCTGCCAGCGTGTAGCCCCCAATCCAGCACAGCGCCAGGAGCGCGATCGATGCTGTAATCCGAAGGTGATTGCGTGTCATCTGAAGCATGTTAAATCCTCCCCATATGGCGCAATTCTGTCATGCTTCTGGCTGGATTTCAATGCCTTTCTTTCGGCCAAACACGGTAAAAAATGCTGGGAGCCCATTTGCGGCGCTCCCAGCAAGGTTCGGGTCGGCATGAAATGAGACCGCCCGGTTTGTGTTCGGTCATTTCGCGCGGAGCGTCAGCGTGCCGCCGTTTCATATGCTTATAGTCGCTGATCAAAATCCAAGTTCGACCGACCGCGACGACGAGCAGAAACGACACAAGCATGTATTAGCAATGGCATCAATGTCTATCCTCCGTGCAGAATGGAATTAAAGCCGGCGCAGATAGCCAAGTCCGTTTAGGATGAGAACGGTAAGTCCGCAGCCAGCTATCATTCCAGCAATAAAAAACCCGAAGTTGTTCATTTTTCTTTCCTCAGGGTGACGGGCGGGCAGTGACCACGCCTTGCGCGATCATGTCGCCTTCTAGGGCCTTGCAGATCTTCTCAGCTTCGGTCCATTGCTGCGCATTGCTTGTGTAGCGGTAGTCGTAAGGCAGAATCGCGCGGACGAAATCAAATTGCCTGTCCACGATTTCCAGCGTGCCGAAGATGTTGCGGCGAGGATAATGCCTGAGTTCGTCTGTCATGGCTTAGGACAGTCCGTGAGCGTCTTTATAGCGCTTCGGTGCGTCATCCGGGCTCTGCCTGGCCGCGATCTTGGCGGCTGCCATAGAGCGGAACGGGCCATATCTCGGTGTCTGATCGGCCGGGTAGAACCACCAACCATCACGCTCACGTAAGACCGCGCCACGATCGCTCGTGTACCAGCCTCGCTCCTGGAGCTCCCAGTTAATCGCCATCGTTATTCTCCCTGCTCAGGTGTGGCGATCTGGATTGGGTGGCAAGGGCAATCGGGCTCGATCCTGCCCTTGCGCCTATGTCCGCAAGATCCACACAGCCAGAAATAGCCCTTTCGCTTATCCTTGAAGGGCATCGCGGTCCATTCGCATTGTGGGCGATCGATGACTGTCATCGGTCAGCAGCGCCGCGCTATCGCGGCATTCGAAATAGCGTCCACCAATAGAGCCCGACCAATTTCGGGTCTGGCTCGCCATACCAAGTCGCGCCACATTCGCATTCGCGTAGGCATGGTACAAGAATCGTGTACGGGCCGACCATGGGCCATTTGCTCATCTATCCTCTCCCATGATAGCCCGGCAGCGATTGCTGCATCCGCAGTTGCCGGCCTGAATGCAGGCGGCGGCTCTCCAGTCGTCGATGACAGGGTAGGGGCAGAAATAGGCGAACCAGATCGGTGCCCATAGCTTGCTGATGATATCGCCTCGCCAGCAGAGGCGGTATCCTGCGGTCCTCAACCATCGCTTCACGGCAGGTCCTCCCCCTTGACTGTCAGCCGATCACGATCACGCCGCTGCGCGGCCCGAACGTGACGTTTTTACGCTGGCTCATGTCCGGCCAACTGGCGCCGCGGCCCCATGAGAATGTCTTGCAGGAGCCATCGGCGAATGCGTAGGTGTAGTCTGTGGTGGCACTATCGTTCCACGGCCACGGCCAGCCCTGCTCAGGCAAGGTGGCATCGTCATTGATGGCAAGCAGGGTCGCCACCGCTTCTCGAAATTCGTTTTCGGACTTCGCTGTCTTGATCTGCCAGCACGCAAGGTTGTCGCCGCCCTTGGCGTGCTTCTCTTCCATCTCGTCGATCCGGTAGCCATCGAAGGCCAAAGATCCGAGCCATTCGGCATCCGCTCCAGTCCCGACGTAGAAATCAGCTCGCGTTCCCATGTTCTGTTCCTTTGCGTTCACGATGACGGTGCGCCGAGCTCGGCCTTGGCTTCGCCGTAGGCCACGTTGAGCTCAGCCATGAGGGTGTCGCTGCCGCCGGCGTCCGGGTGCCGACTGCGGGCCTTTTCCCGATACAGCGCGGTGATGTCGCCGGACCAGCCATTCTTGATCCCGAACACCTCGCGCCATGGCTTTTTCCAGCCGGGCGGCGCGATCGCGGTGAAGCCGGTAAAGGCCCGCTCCATCATCACAGCACCGCCGTGACGCTCCATCTGGCGCAGGCCCTCGATAGCCATGGTCAGCGACCGCATGTTGCCCAGCACCGTCCAGAAACGATCCTGAGCCATCACCATCGCCTTTCCTTTGCGGGTGAAGTAGACGGCCACCCCGGTATCAGAGATGTTGCGCTGCTGGGCATAGGGAAGCCCGTCATTGCGGACCGGCTGGTTCGTCGAGATCACCACGTTCTTGGCACCGATGCGGGCGAGCTCGTCCTGCAAGCCGCGCACGACGCGATCCCAACGATAGGTCGGTCCTTTGAAACGGCTGTCGCTATCCTGGGTGCCCTTGTGGCGCGGCCAGCCCTCAGGCCATTGCAGCGGGTATGCTTCTGCGCTCATCGCCCGCCCTCCATGATCTCGAGCTGCCGGGCGATCATCACCGCCGGCACGGCGTTCGCGAGCTGGGCGGCCAGCAGCTCGGCTTGCTGCTTCTCGGTGCCCTCGGGGAGGCGGCGCACGCGGCCGCGGAGGGCGGTCAGGGCAGATGCGGTGGATTCAGTGTCTGTCATGGTTCTTTTCCTTCATGTGAAGCAAGCTGCATCAAGCGTCCAAACTTTTCTTTGACCGCCTCGGCGCGCTCAATCTTGTGTGCCCAGCCGTCCATGAACGCCCTACGCATCACCTCAGTGTCTTCAAGGTCAAGGGCATCGCGAACGGCGGTCAACTCACCCATCTCTTTTGCAAGAGCTTGAGCATTGTTTCCGTAGCCCGTGCCGTGATCGACATCGAACCCGAAGCGCAAGCACTTCGTTGCCGCCTGGATTACCTCGCCGCATTCCTCGATCAGCAGCACGAGCAATTCGTCTTTTGTCAGGCTCATTTGCTTTCCTCGTGAAGGATGGTCATTCAGCAGCCTCCGCAAGCCGCGGCTTGAACGTCGCTGCGATGTGCTGACTCAGCGGAAGCGGGATCTTGGCAATCATCGCGCTGGCGTATTTACGGGCTTTCGATCCCGAGCTTGTATTTCGAGTCCCTTGACCTGGGCCATATTCGTGAAACCACGTTCCGCCGCCGCCTTTGCGCCCATCTGGATTGCGTCCCTTGCCGCTCGTCGTGTTGTGCGCGACGTTGAACCATGAGCCACCGGTGTTTTTGACGGCAGCGCTCTGAAAACTGCCGCCGCTCCCGTCAAAGCGAAAGCCAGCAACCTTCGTGGCCTTGTAGACCGGCGGCATCAACGCCGGGACGTCGCCCCACAGATAGAACGACCCGAACGACCAGCGAGCTCGCCCGACCCATGGCTGGGCGCCCTTGACGTTCTCGACCACCATCGGGATGTGGCGTCCGGCCGCCTCGCATGCCTCGCGCTGGATGCGGAAGCAGGCATCGAACAGCCGCGTCAGATCAGCGAGCGCCTGACCGGTGCCGTCGGCCCTAATCGCGGCGGCCTTTGCCTTCGCCCGGCTCCACGGCATCGCCATGTAGCTGTATTCCTGGCACGGCGGAGATGCGACGATCAGGTCGGCATTCCGAAACTGCGAGCCGTGCAGCGTCAACACGTCTTGCACCACGATCTGCGCCGGATAGCGATGCTCGCCGTAAACATGCTGCTCAATGTCGAAGCCGATCACGTCGTATCCTTCCGCGAGAAGACCTTCGGTCCAGCCGCCGAGTCCGCAAAACAGGTCAATCGCGAGTGGGCGGTTCATTCCGGCTTTGCCTCGCGATCATGCGGAGAGAGATTCATTCTGCGGCCTCGGAAAACATGTCCTGTTGAACCGGAGCGCGCCGCTGTCTCGCCTCGATAAAATCGCAGGTAATGACCTCAGTTCGTATCGAGACGCCGTGCCAATCGCGGTCGTAGGTCGTCGTGTCGATACCGCAAGACGGCTCTAGGACAATTCCTGACATAGCCAAGAGCTTTTCGTGAACGTCCGTCTTGCATTCGGCAAAGCCGCTGCCGTAGCCATTCTTGATGGTTTCAGGCCAGCCGCCGCCAGGACAGCCGGAGTATTTAAATCCGGCGGTCATCTGCGGAACGATGAAAGCACCGAAATCAGCCAGACCGCTCGCGATGTCAATGACGTGCAGTTCAAACTCTTTGCCGGTGTAGCGCGGCCCCCTTTTCGTCTCGTGCGGCGTTGATCCGAACGGCGGATTCCCGATCGCAAAATCGAAATGGCCGATATCTGCCGGCAGATCGAAGACGCTACCGACGATCCATCGCGCCTCCGGCACGATCTTGCGGCCGACCTCGGCATATTCCGGGTTGAGTTCGACGCATACGACATCTGACTGCTTCCACGGGCCGGAACAAAAGAACGCCAGCGCGCCGATGCCGGCGCATAGATCTATGATGCGGCTTCCTGGGTTGACCTCGATCGCAAGATCTCGAGCTAGCCCTACGGGCGTAAAAAAGGCGCCAGCGATTGTGTTGATGTGCTTCGCGGACTCCTGCCAATTCTGCAAGACGAACATCTTATCGTCCTCGGTCAGAATCTCTTTCGCGAGGAGATCGCATGCTGCCTTGTGCGCCTTGGCTTGTGCCTTTGATAGTTTAGCCATCGTCGCGCACCGTCGATGTGAGCTTCGCGATGCACTCGTGCAGCATGAAGTCCTCTTCCTGGATGGCCTTCTTGGTACCGATCGAGAGGCACTCCCAGATACTGGCGAGGCGCGCTAGCTCGGCGTGCGAGGCAGCCAAGAACCGGAGCGCGTAGGTCGCGCGCAGGCATTTGGTCTTCTCTTCTTTGTCGCCGATCGCCCCGTGAGCCTTTGCTGCGCTGAAGAACTCATCGGCAAGGGCGAGCATTTCTGCTTCCGCCTCCGCGGCGATCACAGGCTGAGAGCGCCTATCAAGTTCCTGCAAGGTCAGCGCATGCTTCGCCTGCTCCTCGGCTAGCTCGCGCTGAAGGTTGCGATTGTCCTCGACCATCTTTGTCAGCGTGATTGCGGTCTGATCTTCGCTCGCTGCCGGTGACTGACGGGCAAGCGCATCAAGCCCGTCTGCGATCTGATGGAGCGTGCCGCGGTCGAATGCGTCAAGCTTCGTGCGCTCGATCATGTCGCGCAGATATCCCGGCCAGTTGTAACTGGCGTAAGCGCCGTACCCCGGCGATCGCTCTGCAAGTGCGGCATCGAGCACCGCGCGCACTCGATCCGCCCAGATGCTGGGCTGCAGCATATTCTCCGGCAGTTTCAGATCGATATCCAGGTCGATCAAAGACTGCTCCAGATAATCCAGATACTCCGGGAGTCCACGCAGCCTGCCCGTCGCCCCTTGGGCAGGACCGCCAGCTGCGGCCGCCTCGCTCCTTGGCTTGCCGTATACGTATTCCCCCGGCGTCATGCCTTCCTCGTAAATGAAGTCGGACTCGCTGACGTCGCCGAGGTAGCCCACGAACATTTGGACACCGGCTTCCCGATCGTTCGGATAAGCTGCGAGAGCCGCATGCTTGGCATCAAATTGGCGGCTCATGTCTTGCTCCTTGGCTTGGTCAGGGCGAGGATGGCGTCGGCAACTTCCAGCGCGTTGACCTGAGGCATCGGACAGTTGAGTACGTATATATTTTTGAGGATTGTCAGCGCGATCTCCTCCCGCGTCGGCTCTGGCGCTGCCTGCGGGGCGGTGAAAAGGGCATCAACGATCATAGAGTTAACAGCGATGGAAGTGCGGTAGTGATAGTCCGCTTCATGATTTTTCAATTCCAAATACGCTGCCTGCAAAGCCTTTCGCAACTCGCCCTCGCCAGATGGGCGCAGCGTCGGCTCTGGCGGGGCGGCGGCGTAGAGCGGAATCGTGGTGGCGTATCCGGCGCAGGCAACGATGCTCCCGTGGCCTTCTGCGTGAAGCTGCAACGCCTTCAGCGTGATAGGAGAAACGTATCCGATCGGCGCCACCGGCTCCGCGCTGGCGGTGGAACGTAGCGCGGCAGCAGCCGCGTCCCAACCGGCATAGAAATTGGTGATGCTGTCAATCGGCTTAGGCCCATTGCCATAGATGCGCAGAGAATGCTTGATGTAAGCGTTTTCGCGCAGCTTTAGCCTCTCGTTCTCTGTCATGACCTCACCTCCATGCAATATGTCCTGCCGTGCAGCGAGGTCGAAAAATAGGTTTCACGACCTTTCTGACAATCCGCCATGGAGTCGTACTCATGCACTGGGCTCCATGCCGAGGCACTGATCGAAATAATAAGGATGAACCTGATCATGATCCTGATCCCGTTGATGGGTCCTTGGGGAGGGCGGCGGCTGCGCGGAAGAAGTCTTCTGACGACAGCACAAGTTCGCGCCGACTATCAGCGTGGACGTAGGCAATCACTGTGAGCCCGTCGTGCTCCGCTGCGGAAGGCATCCAACCCGTTTGCGCGAACGGCTCCAGCGCCTTCCGGGCCTCCGCCAACTGCGCTTGAGCAGTCAGTGCGAGTTCGAACATATCGCACTTCTCGCGATGCAGACGCACGTTGTCCGGCTCGCTATCTGGATCGGGATGCATCAGCATGTCACGCAGCTCTTCGTTTTCGGCCTGACATGTCGACAACTGCGTTTCCAGTTTCCCAACCTGCGCGCCAAGCGTAATGATGTCTTCTGCTCGAAGGCGGTTCCAACGATCCTTCTCCGCCAACTGCGCTTCCAGCGCTTCGATGCGGGCGTCAGGAGCGCGAGTGTTCCAGCCAGATATAGCTGCGCCGTGGTTGATGCAGGAAATTCTGGCATGCCACGTGGGGCACTCGATGATTAGATCTTGCATTCCGTCATCGTTCATTTTCCCAAGCTTCTTGTGTGGATTTCGGCCGCAGAACGGGCAGGGCAGCAGCCGCTCCTTCAGGTCGTCGCTCGGCAGCGTATGCTTGGGAGCGGTCATGATGCGTTCCTCTCGCGCCACCAGGGCCATAGATCATCCGGGTTTAGACCCTCTTTGATGGCCTGAGTCCGAAGGCTCTCCATGCGAATAGGAAAGGGCACGCCGAGTGCTTCGGCAGCCGCGTCGCCAGCGTTGCTATGCCCGCCCTGACAATGCGCGGCGCACATAAATAGTGCCGTCCTCAGCTTGTTGCGTTCTTCGTCGCTCATCGTCCTACCTCTTTCCTTCGCTGTACGAGCGCTTGCCGCTTCAGACGGAACTACGAACCTTGATATCGCAGCGCTGGCATGTGTAGCCAGATCGTCGCCACCACCGCCAATCATGTTGGTGGAGCGGATCTGCGTCATCCATAAAGGCTGCGATCGAGGATAAACGCCGAAGGCGAGCAGATTGCAGAAATGCAGTCCCGCGCCCATCGACGACACACCAATAGGTATGGAATTTGCGTGACCAATTCGAATTCATGACTTTCCTCGTGCGTGGGAGCGCTTGCCGAGCGCGGTGGCGACGACGTAGCCGCGATCCAATGCAGACTTGCTTATCAAACCCTTTTCGCTCATTGCTGAGGCGACTGGACGGCTTGTGTGCCGCAGGTTGCGATATGGAATCTTGCCGCCAGCAGTCTGCGCCATGACATTCAGCAGCCTGTATTCCGCAGCAGTGAGCCTCACGTGGCGTCTCCCGGTTGGTCTGCTTCAATGATCGTCAGGCAGCAGCTTCGGCCGGCTGCCACATGGGCCAATGCAGATCCGAGAATTTTTCCCGCTGAGAGTTGTGGACGAGCGCGCCGTTCCTGGCGGTGTAGAAATTTTCCGGATCATCCCACAGACCGCAGTACGAACATGTCTGCCGCCTGCGCGGGAAGAGCTTGCACAGGAGATCGATGCTGTGCTTCGCATCGCGCTCTACTTCAGCCCTGCCTTGCCAATAGCCGCTGTCACGATCCCAGGAATGGGCGTAGTCGCAGCCGACCTTGATATGCTCGTACTCTTTGCCGTCGCGGCCGAGGTAGGTATCCATCTCCCCGAAAGTCCATCCGCCATGCGGATCAAGATCGGGAAATTGTCCGTAGTCGAAATGCCGATACCACGAGCTGTTGAATTTCTTGTCTTCACGCGCCAAGCGAAGAGCAACCCAGTCAGCAGGGTAAAACTGCTCTTGGTTCAGGTGTAGGTAATAGCACCATGTTCCTTCCGGGCTGTAATCTGACATGCCATGCCAGCTCAGTTCGTACCGAACTGCTTCGTGCGTCCCTGTCCACTTCGCACAGGATGAAAGGAAGTCGTCGATCATTGGTTTCATTGCTAGAGTCCTTTGTTGCGGTTGCCTCGCGAGAACGCCATCAAGCCGGCGCGCGCATCGGCCGGAACCGCGTCAGCACAGCCGGCCGCTCCGGCGCCAGAGCAAATGCCTGCATGTCCTCGCGCACATCGATCGCCGAGGCCATTGGATCCGGATGGCCCAGCATCCGCGCCGCCGCCAGCTCCTTTATGAGCAGCCTGTCGCCCATCCAGCGCACGAAAAAATCGTATGTCATGGTCACCATCCCCTCAGCCACATGAACTTCGGCGTCTCCGCCTGCGCCGCGATGATCGCCACGTTGCGCGCCGTCAGCAGATCGTTGTAAACCCGCCGAAGGCCGAACTTCAGCGCCTCCGCGTAGCTGATCCGCTTGGAGGCCACGATTTCCCGGGCCTCCGCGTGCGCCGCCTTCATGATCTCGCTTTTGGTCATGTGCACCTCCGTCTCTGCAAACAAACCATATGGGCACGCGCGGAGAATGTCAACGATCCAATTTGACGATATTGGATTTATTTTTTCCCCGCATCATCCCCCGTAACCAGCCCTACCGTCGTCGCGTCCAGCCAGTCCAGGCCGCCCATTTCCTTGAGCCACATCACCGCGAGCTCTGGCGTGATCATGTCTGCCTTCAGTGCCACGCCGATCCGGTTCAATTCCGATTTCCACATCTCAGCTCGAAGGCTTGCCACCCGCAAGGCTCCGAGCATGAACTCCTTGCTCGCCTCGCTCATTCGGCGGCCTGCGATGCGCGGCCTTTCGCCCATGCAATATTGCGAGAACGGATAAAATTCAGCGTCCCCGGCGACATCACCGATGCCGGATCTATGCTGTCCATTGTCCGCTCCGGCCACGCGCCGAACTTGTCTTTGTACTTCATTGCCGCCCAGCCAGGCTTATAGCCCTTGTCCAAGGCGTACCCCTTCAGCTCGGCTAAAAATACCTTCTTCTCCTCGTAGCTCCAGTTTTTCTTGGTGCCGACCTTTTTCAATCCACCCGGGATCAACTCGTGCAATTCTCCATCCTGCTCGAACACTGTGCATTCCGGTCGCGCCGGATTTCCGCAATTCGGGCATTCCCTCGATCGCGGCGGCATGAGATACGAGCATCCTTGGCACTCTTTCGGAAGAGGTTCTTTCTTCTCTTTGTCGATCGCCGCCTTTTCACGAGGCTTCCCATCGTCGAGCTCGTCATGGTCGATGTCCGTCACGAACCCCAATCGAGACGTGGTGTCGCTGTGGTCCAAGATCAGTGCCACCTTATCTGGATTTTCCGGATCGATCCGAAGAGCCCGGCCGATAATCTGCACGAACAACATCTCGCTCTTGGTCGGCCGCGCTAGGATCAGGCAATCGACCTTCCAATCGACCCCGGTCGTCAACGTCTGGATGTTGCAGACCACCTGGTATTCGCCGCTGTGGAACTTGCGCTTGATGTCCCTGCGCTCGTCGCTGGTGGTCTCAGCGTCTTGGTACCCTGCCGAGATGCCAGCGGCCTCGAATCGCTCCTGCAAGTGTCGCGCATGGGCCTTATCGACCGCAAAGCACAGCGTCCGGCCCTTCCCCCATTTGGCTTGATAGGTCTTGACGATGTCTGCCGTGAGAGCGCCGTCCTGCATTGCGGTGGAAAGCTGGCCTTCGTGGTAATCTCCGGCAACCAGCTTCACTCCGCTCAGGTCCGGATGCCCTGTGGCAAAGACCCGGAAAGGGGCCAAAAACTTGCGATCGATCAGAGTCGCGGTATCCGTGACCTTGAGCAACGTGGTAAAATACTTGCCGATACCCTTCGCCCATGGTGTCGCCGAAAGACCGATAAACGGGACATGCTGCCAATCGGGATGCGTCAGCCATTTTTTGTGAGCCTCGAACAGCCGATGGGCTTCATCGAAAATAACCGTATTCGCCTCCGGGAACGCGCCTCGCGATTGCAAGGTCTGCACAGATGCCACCTGAACGGGTTGGCTCCAATCGGTCATTGAGTGATTCGCTTGGATCACCCCAATTCCCCTAATTCCCTCCGAATAGAAGCTCTCAACGGTCTGATCGATAAGCGAGATAGCAGGAACCACGAAAGCCACCTTGTTGCCCTTGCCTAGGCTCCTATCCACGATTTCAGCAGCTAATCTGGTCTTTCCGCTTCCGGTGGGGCTTTGCACCATGATGCGCCTAGCGCCTTGTCGGATGGTTGCCCGGATATTGTCGATCGCTTCCTGCTGGTAATCGTGTAGTGGCCTCATGGCTGGTTCCTGGTTGCTCGGAGGGAAGTGGAACGCGACTGGTTCGGTGGTCGGACTGGCACCTTCCGCAAAGCCCCTTTCGTGGTCTTGGGCAGACCCGATTGTGGCATGCGGACAGTTATCCGCCACAGGTCCTTCAAGAGAAGGGGGTGGCGGCTGGTTGTCCGCCTCGGTTTTTCGGCGCTTGTACCATGTTGTTCTGGAGATGCCCTCAGCCTCCCAAGGGCGGGTTCTGGAGAGGGATTCCGTGATGGGCCGGACGCCAGCAGCGCGCCGGGCAGCGGTGTCCCTTTCCCTCTTCCTCCGGTTCCGCTCAGCCTTCATCCGGCGCCGGCACTCGCGCCAAGGGATATCAAACGGGCGGATTGAGGTGATGCCGAGGTTTACCCGTTCCTCAAACGTCAGCTCGACATCCTCGCCTATGGACGAACTGGAGCCGCGATCGATGGTGAATGGGAGACGGAGGTAAAGTTCAATGACCGAATCCCGGCCGCGGTGGGACAGGAGAAGCTTGAGGTCATTTACGATCCGGCGGTGCTGCATACCGATGGCTCGCGGCAGATTGATTTTCTCAATCCTGCGCTTGTAGAGCCATGCGGCCTCGGAAACTTGATTTAGAATGAGCAAGTATAGGTCCCTTTTCACCGGAACCGATATCGCTTGCTGGGATTAACGAGGACATGGAGTTGACGAAAGCACGTAAATTGCCTATGTCAATCCTTGTCCCGACCAGCCTGGCAGCGTCATCGGGGTAGCTTTAGTTCCGGACGGCCCCAGCTTAATGCTTGGGGCCGTTTCCGTTTCTAGTCTTCTCGAATTTCGATTGCAATAGATTCCCGCAGCCGCTGAATTTCTGCGGAGAACTCGGGAGAGCTCGAAATCATAGCTTGAATTTTGCGAACAGCGTTGATCGCAGTGGTGTGGTCTCTGTCCCCGAACAAACGCCCGATCTGCGGAAAGCTCAGCGCAGTCTCGGTTTTACCGAGATACATGGCGATATGGCGTGGCATGACGAGGCCGGATAGCCTGCGAGGCGAGTCCATGTCCTTGAGAGTGATTCGATATTCCTTCGCCACGACCTTCTTGATGTGATGCAGTCGAGGCTGTCCGTTTGAATGCGAGGTCGGAAGGGCGGGCCAGACGATCGAGGGATCGAACCGCGGCAACGGCATGGGAGCGGGCTCCTGCTCCACCGGAGAACCTTTCACGCCGGCCGGTTTGGCGGCTTCCTGGGGCTTCGGAACTGCTCGAGCTGCGATAGCTGCCCGGAATGACTTCTGCCGCTCCATGGCTGCTCTCTGGCTCGGGGTGGGTGGCATCATGTATTGATCTCCGGGGTTGAGGTTGGAGGGAATGTGGACCTGCCGTAAAATCTCGGGCCTTCGGTATAGCGGGGCTCGAAAAGATACCAGCAACAATTATCCTTGCCGACATGCAAGGATCCGGGGATCCACTTGACGCGTCCTATAGCAACGATCTTGGAGCAGCGCTTGATTAGCTCGGCGGACTGTCGAGTATGGGGCCAGTCGGCATCGAACAGCAGCCAAGTCGGCAGCATGCTGGACAAGTGTTCAATCATGGGATGCAGGATCTTGCGATCCCATGGCGGGTTGGTGATGATGCAGTCGGCTGCTATAGATGGAATCAGTAGTGCATCGATCGGTACGATACCGTCCTGTTTTGGTTCGATGTCGGAAGCCCAGACGCAGGCATGACCGAGTGAATCCAGTATTCGAATGAGTGCTCCGTCCCCGGCACACGGCTCAGCAAACGCTGTTGCTGGCGAAAGATGCGGCAGGAGCGGAAAAACAGCCTCGCGTGGTGTAGGGTAGAAATCACGCTCGACCCGCTCAAAATTGCTGCGCTTGCCCATCAGTACCGTCCCCCACGCCGCATGCGCTCCCACATCAGATATCTGTGCCACCCCCACCACCAATGATTTGCGGGAGACCAGTAGACGATCGGCAGGTTCATTGCAGGCTCTGAATCGTCATTCGAATGCCTTCGATCGGTGCCCATCGCAACGTGATTTCCCTCACGAACCTCTGATCGTCACCCTCAATGATCCGGTGAGAGACCAGCAAGTCAACGGCCGCCTTCTCCCGGTTCGCCACGTCCATCCGCCGCGCTGTCTTCGGCTCCCCCACCTCGATCAGAAGGGAGACCTTTCCGGGCACTCCGCGAGGCCGCTGGATGGCTAGCAGCGTGCCGGCCTCCCGTATCCAATCCTGATATTCCGGCGTCTTGATGCGGCCTTTGCCGGCCTTACCGTTGAAGAACAAATTGTTCACAGAAGGTGGCGTAGGTAAATTGATAACCGTTGCAGCCGGTGCCACAAATGGCGGATCGCTTACGTTTGCGGTATTCGGTGCTCCCTCGATGCCAAGGCGCCTGAGGTGCGCGGATATTAACCCGGCCCTACCCATATTTCCCTCGTAGATCGTGCATGGTGATCCGTTCAATCAGGTCCTTCGAGCGGCCCTTGCATAGTGCCGTCCAGTCTTCGGTGGTCGCCTCAAACAGCATGGTTTCGGGCCTTACCTCAATCTTCTTGAGCCCGGTGAGCTTTGCTACCCGGTCAACGTAGGATGGCAGGATGCCTGCCCTTTTTCCCCAATTAGCGAGGGTTTGCCGTGTGACACCGATTTCCGATGCGAACCATTGCATGGCGCCGAAATCGGTACCATGCTTTTCTTTGTAGACGGATTTTGCCCGCAATATGACGCGGTCATAGGCCTGCAGGGCAGGTGTTTTTGCATTTGCCATGGGCAATCGAGTAACAGAATATTTTGGCAATTGCAAATTATTATTGACACCGGACCGTTCACGAGATAAATTGCCGATTGTTGGATTTGATATTTCAGGAGAACGACCATGACCCAGACCACCAACCAGATGATCGCCACCTTCGACCGCGTCATCCGCAACGGCCAATCCTGCGCCGACCAGCACCTGCGCTACCCCGCCAGCATCGCCCGCAACAAGGCGCTGATCGACAGCGTCGCCGGCATCTCCCCTGCTGAGACCAAGGGCTTCGAAGAGATCGAGAGCTTCGCGCCGTATCACGAGATGCCGGCGTTCTGCGTCGGCTTCAGTGATCGCTATCGCGATCGCGAGCATTCCGGCGCCGACTACACATTCAGCGGCGTCGATATGCAAGCCTACGACCGCGGTCTGATGGCCGCCTCGCTCTGCCTGCGCCTCGGGCTCTGATCCAACTACACACTCTATCACGCCGGGCGGTCGAAAGACCTACCCGGCTCGGAGACGTAGAGGGGCGTCGCCTCTCTACTGAGGTCATCCCAACTAATGGAGGCTCACATGAAGCTCGCGACCGCTCTGTAATCATACCACGTCGGCGATCAAATCAGCGGCGTTTGTGGGTATCGCCTGAAAAACCCTCGCCCGGCTCCGAATGGATACCGGGCTTGAGGACGTAGAGGGATAGACCCTCGGGAGGAATTGAGATGACGTATTATTCATATGGTTTCGTACTATCGAAGATCGAGTATATGCGTCGAACTGGATTGATCACCAAGAAAGACGGCGGATACGGCCGCAATGGTGGGGCTTGCCCGGATTGGCTGGTGACTGAGCAAAAGGAGGAAGCCAAGCGCCAAGCTAATCGCGTGGTTCGTCGCATGGTAACGTCCAACATCCCGCATATTGCGGGCTGAGCCATGGCCGGGTGACAAAAGCCCGGCCACCTCACGGTGTAGAGAGACAACTAATCGGGGGAATGCAATGACCTGCAGATGCTCCAAGACCAACGACATCTCCAGCCCGGTCGAGATTTTCGAAACGCTTGACCAGATGCTTCGGGACGACAACCGCCGCCCGGTCGCGGAGATGCTTCCGGTCGAGCAGCATGCGGCGATTGCGTTCGCCATGGGTGCGCTGATCGTCGCGTTCCCTGCGGCCCTTGCTCACAAGCGAGCTGCCGAGCTGGGCCTGATCCATGAGGATGTGGCGTGAGACCCAGGCTCCACGATGACAAGTATCTTGCCTTCCTGCGCACCAAGCCGTGCTGCGTTTGCCAGAACGGGCGGGTGGAAGGCATCGAGGCTGCCCACATCAGGATCGGGTTCGGCGCGCTCGGCAAGAAGCCGGATGACCGATTTGCAACGCCGCTGTGCAGCTACCATCACCGGCTGCAGCACAGCATGAACGAGGCGCGGTTCTGGCAGGATTACGGGCTGGATCCGTGCGAGATCGCAGATCGCCTTTACGCCGAATACGGCGGCACCGGCGGCAAGCCGCGCCAGAAGCGCAAGGCGGTGAAGCCGCGCAAGCCGAAGCATTTGAGGCAGAAGATCCGCAGCCGCGGATTTCCGAAGAAGGAGCAACTATGCAGGCAGTGAAGCGCAGCAGCAATATTTCCCACGTCGGCTATGAGGGGACGACGCTGACGATCCAATTTAAGAACGGATCGAAGTGGTCATATGCCGACGTTCCGGAGCACATTCATCGGGACCTGATGGCCTCCGACTCGGTCGGCGGGTACTTCGGCTCGCACGTCAAGAACAAGTTCAAGGGGACGAAGCATGAGGAGGGAAGGTGACCGCGAAAGACTGGCTTGATCATGTGGCTGCTGCATGGGATCGCGACGAATGCCTCGCGTTCCCCTACAGCATCGGAAGCCATGGGTATGGCCAGTTTTCGGCTAAACGCCTTTCAAAGCAGCCTTTGTTGGCTCACCGCTATATTTGCAAAAAAGCGCATGGAAGCCCGCCAGAAGGTGAGTTCATGGCTGCCGCGCATTCGTGCGGAAATAGGATTTGCGTCAATCCGCGACATCTCCGATGGGCCACTTACGCCGAAAACGAAGATGATAAGCGCGAACACGGCAGAATGCAGATAGGCGAGCGCCACGCCATGGCGAAGTTGTCGAGATCAGATGTGATCTCGATCAGAGGAACGACGGGCCTCAACAAGGATATTGCCACGCAATTCGGCGTGACGAAGTCAACGATCGGGGACATCAAAAGGAGACGATCATGGAAGCACATTTGACACCGAGCTATGACCGATGGCGTCAACGTCTGGCGGGAGAGAAGGTGGTCACCTACACCGAGCCCGACGCTCAAGACCTGGGCTTCTACCGCCTCCCGATCAAGGAGCGGAAGAAGAACGCGGCCGGCGAGAACAATGGCCAGTGGAAGACGATCGGGTTCAAGCCGGTGGCACTGTATATTGCGGGCGAGAATTTGGCTTGCCAGATCGGCAATCTTGGCATCGACGACGATCAACGCAACGATGCCTGGACGTCGTTCGTTCGGCACCCGATTACGGAGGAGGTCTGGCGGGCGGTCGCCGAGCGCGGCGAACCTTGGCCGGACTTCGCCGCGCCTGACGCTGCTGCTGCAAAGGCGATTGTTGAGGGGCGGTTCACAGAGATGGAGCCGCTGGGAGATTCCAAGTCTCCAGCCCCGCCGCATCTCGACATCAAGGCACGGCTGGTCGCGCTCAAGGCCAGTGTCTCGGCGTTCGCCAAGATCGAGAGCGACGAGCAGTCCTCGGCGGCGCGCGGGCTGCAGGCGCAGTTCCTAGAGCTGAAGGGCGAGGCGGCCGGACACTACGAGCAGGCAAGCCGGCCCTTGCTCGAGCAGCAGAAGAAGCTGCGCGAGATCTGGTTCCCGCTCCGGGATGAGGCGGACGAGGCCAAGACCGCGCTCGGCACCGCCATGGGGCTGTGGGAGGATGAGAAGCGGGCAGCGGCCAAGCGCGCATCGGACGAAGCCGCCAAGAGGGCGATCGAGCACGAGGCCGCAAAAGTGGCTGCAGAGGCAGCCAACAAGCCGCCGCCGCCTCCGCCAGAGGTGGAGAGGCCGAACATGCCAATGCCGTCGTCCCAGATCAAGGCACCTGGTGCGCGAGCGGCGAAGGTGAAGCTGCAGCGGATCGTCACCGAGATCGACGTCGAGAAGGCGTTCGCCCAGTTCAAGGCGGCGCCGGAGGTCCGCGAGGTGCTGATGGCCCTGGCGCAGCGGGCGATCACCGCTGGCCTTCCGGTCGATGGGGCGACCATTCAGGAGAGGAGCAAGGTGTCGTGATTACCGAAAGCGAAGCAAAAATGAAAGTTTGCCCAAAAATGACGTATTGCGTCAATGAGGCCAACGTCACGCAAGACGGTCACAGCGCGATTTATTATCAAGCTAATTGCCACGGATCTGCCTGCATGGCGTGGCGCTGGGCCAATGCACTGAGCCGTTCTAATGGCGGCTACTGCGGAGCATTTGGTGAGCCGTCAAATTGATCCGTTGACACAAGCCCCGCCGGTCGCCGATAGTGGCGGCCGGACATTGGAGGGACGACCAGTGAACCAGATTGTGGCCCGACCGTCGAAGGTCGAGGAATATCGTATTCAGGTGCTGCCACCTGAGAAGGCTGCCGACCTTTGGCGGTCAATGCCGAAGCACATCACGCCGGCGCTGTTCGAGCGCAACCTGATGAACGCGTTGATGGCGAATCCGACGCTGATGGATTTCGATCCTCGGCTGGTCTACCGCGAGGTGGTGAAGGCGGCGGCCCTCGGTATGCTGCTCGACCCGCTCCTCGGTGAGGCCTATATCGTCACGGCCTACAATTATAAGACCCGTAAGACCGAGCCGCAATTGCGAATCGGCTACAAGGGCATGAACAAGCTGGCGCGGCAGACCGGCCATGTTGCCAGCATCTACGCACACGAGGTGCATGCGCTTGATGATGTCGAGTGCGATCTCGGCTTCCCGAAGGTGTTCCACCACAAGCCGAAGCTGTTCGTCGATCGCGGACCGGTCGTTGGGTATGTAGCGCTGATCACCTTCAAGGATGGCACGTTCGATTTCGAGCCGATGTCGGTGGAACAGTGCCAATCAATCCGCGACCGATCCGACGCATGGAAGGCCTTCAAGGAAGGCAAGATTAAGTCCACGCCATGGTCGACCGACGAGGTCGAAATGTCGAAAAAGACCGCTCTCCGCCGGCTCATGAAGCGTCAGGAGCAGTCGCCAGAACTGGCGCGCGCCAACCGGATCGAGGACGAGGCTGAAGGGTTTGAGGATCGCGTCGATCCGATGGCTGCACCGTTGCGCGTCCCGTCGCCCTCTGAGGTCGAGCAGATCGAAGATCACGGCTCCGACAAATACCGCCCGGGCGACGAGGTCCAGGTGCAGGGCACGGTGCCGTCGGCGCCGCAGGACGATCCGATCACCTCGGGGCCGATCCAGACCGCGGCCGGTCCGAAGCGCGAAGGCCCCTCGATGGAGGGCAAGGGCTACGATGACCGCTTCACCTGGGCGCTCGACAAGATCAAGCACGGCGATGACGGCGGCTGGCTGGAGACGTTCTGGAACACCCAGATCGAGCCGGACGTCAAGGAATGGATGCCGCCAGACTATCAGGAGCTTGCCAAGGCCTACGGCGCTCGGCTGGAAGAACTCAACTCGGACGGGAGCTGAACCATGCTCCGAGTTGCCTGCGTCGTGGTGGTGTCTGCGGTTCTTGCCGCAAGCATCACCTAGTTGGCCGCCCCGCTCGTCGTGCATCTGATGGAGGTCTATGGTGGTTGAGAGGTATAATCCCAAACGGCTTCGTTCTGAAGCGCAGCATATGATATCGTGCTTGCGCGAAAGGCAGGACGATAAGCTATGCTTGGATGCGGCAGAAGAAATGGACCGCATGCGGACCGAACTCTTCAACCTCAGCAATCGCATTCGGAATCAGCGAGCAAGCCTGCGCGAGAACTGGCAGATTATCGAGATGCGTGCGCAATATCGCCGGGCATGGTACCCCTCGCCATTGCTTACCTCGATTCTCAATAAAAGCCGACATGAGCGCAGAACGTCGTTCTGGCGACGTATCTTCGGGTCGGTCGGATGGTAGAAATCATACTCAAAAAGCGCAAGGCGCTGGCTGGCGAGGTCGGCCTGTTCCTCGACGCGGCCGGGATTTTCGATGAGGAATGGAGCAGCCTGCCCCATGACGTGGATATCAAGGCGGAGTGCACGGTCCCAGGAAATCTCCGGTTCCTCAAGTTCTTCTGGGCTCTCGTCGGTAAAGTGGTTGAGAATACGCCGGAAAACCGTTTCCTCGACAAGGAAGACATGAAGCGCGAACTTCTATTGCGCGCGAGGCACTTCAAGATCATGGAGACTGGCGAGTTGCGTGCCATGTCGATCGCCGGGCTATCTGCCGACACATGGATTCGCCTGCTGCGCCGCTGTACCCACGTCGTGATCACGCATTACCTGCCGGGGATGGAAGAAGGCGTGCTCAAAGCCGAAATTTGCACTATGCTGGGGATGGACGTGTTCGCGCCGCAACCGAAATCGAAGGCAACCCAATGACCACCGTGCTCGTGCTCCTCGCGATCTCAGCATTTTGTCTCGTGGCCTACGTGCTTGCAGAGAGCAGGGTGGGGAGTGGCGGGGGATACAAGGGAGGGAAGAGATGAGCGAACAGATATTTTACGGTTGGTATGATGACGCGTCACAGCAGCTTGACAAGCCGACTTATGATCCACCGCATGATGCGCCTTGTCCGTTCTGCGGTATCAAGATCAAGCCGGGTGACGTACGCACGCACAGCCTGATGTATGCAGAGGGATACGCTAAGCGCAGCTATTTCTATCGAACACACCGCACTTGCGCAGAAGCTGATCAGACCGGTGTCGGCATGGACGATTTCATTTTCGGAATGATCAGGCACAACGGAGATTGAACCATGATCGACCTCCCCACCCTCATCACCAAGCTCCGCCAGCGAAGGTGCCTACATTGGTTCGATGCGCCCTACACGACAACGTATGACATCAGCTACGGTGCGATCATTTGTTGCGAGCAAAAGCAGATGGAAGTCACAAATGAGCATCGTATTTGTTCGAAGTGTCAATATCACGACACGCGGCGAGTGAGCAGCGTCGATAAGGGATGGTCATGATCAACATCGCAGAACTCATCACCAAGCTCCGCACAGAGGAATAAACGAGATGAGCGAAGAAGTGACACTAGCGAATTGTCCGATCGGACTATTCCTTTCTGAGGGCGGAGAGCTCTGCCTCAAGACCGAGTACGGCAACAACGATGGCCGTATCGACGCCTATATCGTCTCGTCTGGCGAGTTTTTCTGGGGCGCTGCGCCTCAGACGATAGTAAGCCAGCGCGCGCAGATGGTCACACCGGTTGAGAATGTGGCGCTACGGAAGCGGCCGGTCGCATTTCGGTTTCCTGATTTCGCAGATCGGTGGGTTATTCTGCAGGATGAGGAGGCCGCTCAAATAGAGGCTGACCGGCGCGGTGTTAACTATGAGGGGCTGTACGTCCGTGATTTGCCGGGAGCAGGTGCATGACCTTGGATATATCAGCACTGCTTCATAAGCTCCGCACAGCCCCACAGCGCCAAGGCACGTTCGGCCGCGGCGATCCCAAGCCTCTCGACGAATACCGGGTGGTGCTGACCGCGGAGGAGCGGGACTGGCTGGCGGGCGTTGCCGAGGAGCATTGCACGTCGGCGGCAATCCGATCCAAGGCCGACGTGGTGGTCAATCTGGGGCGATCAGTAGAGGATTATCCCGTCAGGAGACAAATCATGAGAGATACCAAACTTCCACCGGTGCCGTGGATTCGTGGCGAAGACAATAAAGTTGAGTTCCTGATCTGCGCGAATGGCAAAGGCAATCAAGAGGCGCATGCTCGCGCTAATTCTGCAGAGGTGGCGAACTTCATCGTAGACGCCTGTAACGCCTATGACAGGCTCGTAGCAGAGCTCGAGGAGTGGAAACAGGCCGCCTCCGTAGAGGCTGGACTGCGCCGTGAAGCTCATGCCGAGATCGACCGTCTCAAGCGAACATCGGGAGAGGGATGATGATGAGGGGTCTCCGATGGTATCTCACACTGCGGCCGGCCAGCGCGATTTTTATATCGAAGCTCATGACGATGCATAGCTACGAAAAGCAATTCGGTGCTGAGGAAATGCGTAGGGCGCGGGCATGGTGCAAGGAAGTATATCGATGATGGACGAGATGAAAGAGAAGATCGCGCGGGCGATCACCGGGCCCACCCAGTACGATGATCTAAAGCGGATGGGAAAGCACGCCAGTTGTCTGTTATCAGCCCAAGCCGCCCTCACCGCGATAGAGGCCGCTGGCTATGTCGTGGTGCCGAAAGAGCCGACAGAAGCGATGGTTGACGCTGGGCTGTCAGAAGATGGCGGCGGCCACGATGATCCATGCAATAGGTCAATCCAAGCCTCTGCTTACAAAGCCATGATCGAAGCAGCAAAGGCCCAGCCCGTTGGCTCACGCCAGATCGAACCTCATCTTGTCGGTGGCGGCATCAACCTCGACCACTACGCCACCCTCGCCGACTCTGCCGCCTCCTTCGATCCTGAGAAGCAGTTCGAGAAGGACAGGGAGGAGGGAAAATGAGCGCTACCATGCCGCTTAAGGATGCGTCGGCTCCGCCGGTTGCGTCGTGATGTAGGCCGAGAATGCATTCTGCGTCGTCGAGATCTGCATGTTGGTCTGACGCAGTATGGTGGTGCCGGGATTGGACCACGGGAAACCCTGATATAGCCCCGCCTTCAGATAGGCCCCGGTGTCGTTGTCCCAGAGAGCAGAGGGGCCTTTCGAGCAGATCAACGGCAGCGTCGAGCCGCGTGGCCCTGCGTTGATGGTGATCGTGTCGGTGGTGTGGTTCGTCGACCAGAACCCCTCGATTTCCACCGCATAGGTCGTGCCGACCGTCAGGGTAAACGGAGAGCCGCAATTGGTCGTGACCGGATTGCCCCCGCTCTCGCAACATTGCGTCTGGAACTGAATCTGCCCATTCAGGCACGAGAACGTGACAAGGTCGGGCGTGCCCGGACTGCCGGCGCCGTCGTTGTAGTGGACCTGGCCGCCGTAGCACCAGTCTCCGTTATGTGTCTGATATTGCTCGAAATTGAACGTGTAATAGATCGAAAAATGCTGGCCGGGCGTAAACACCAGAGCATTATCGATCTCGGACCGCTCCTGGATCGTGATATTTGCGTCGCTGTCGCCGGGCTGGACGATGAATCGCCACATCGTGGCGGTGTTATTGATGTTGGTCGCGCGCGCTATCGAGGGCCAGACATAGCCGCCTGATTGCGGGTGCCACGACTGCCCGAGCACGTCCGGGCCATAAGTGTTCTGGCCATAGGCATTGTTCGGCCCAGTGTAGGCATTCGGCACGTAGCTGCCAGCCATCGTGAAGCCGTCCGACGTGTTCGGTGCGAACGGGAACGTGTTGCCACCCTGACCCTGCAGGAAGGTCGCCATCGCCACGCGGCTGGCCTGCGTCGACGGATAGAGCACCATCGTCTCAAAGCACGAATTGCTGGCGCTCTCCGAGCCCGAGGCGTTCGCGAACAGCGTCATGCCCACGTTGGTCGAATAGGTGATGTTGCCACCGGTCGCGATGGTACCCAGGCTCACCGCGTCATAGTTCAACTGGGTGGTCGAGGTGTCGTAATCCCAGACAGCCATCTGGCTGCGCATGCCGTTGTCAATCCGGAACTGTCCGAAGACCGGGGACCCGTTGCGCGCCGCGTTGAAATCGCTGGCCTGGTTCGAGCTCGCCGATGCCGCGCCGACGCCCCAATAGGCCACGCTGTCGAACTGCGCGCCGGCCGGGCCGTTCATGATCCAGACGCCGCCGCCGACCGAATTGGTGATGGTTAGGGTGTCGCCGGTCTGCGTGCCGGTCGGCCCGATATTGCCGGGCGCGAACGCCATCGTGCCCGTGGTGCCGGTCGGCAGCGTGTTCAGGTAGGACTGACCGGTGCCCGAGGTGGCCGAGGCGTGCGGGATGAAACCAGCACTGTCATAGATGCCGGGGCTGGTGCCGAGTTGCGTCTGGTTGTTCGCCGTCGAGAGACCGACCTGCGAGGCCATGGAGGCGATATTGGCCGAACCGTTCGTGATGTTGCCGGTCGTGACCCATGTCGGCAGGTTCGCCTGGCTCCATTTATAATCCAGCGTGTGCAGGTTCGCGACCATGAACAGGTGCTGCTGCGCGGTGTTGACGGTCGAGCTAAACGTCGTCGTCATCTTCGAACCCGGCTGCGGACAAACCGCGAGCAGGGAGTTCTCGTCGACAATCACCCGCGCCTTATGCCCAGCCGTAGAGGCATCCGATGCGTTGATGCCGTTGACCTGATCGACCCAGGTGTTCAGGTAGCAATAGGTGCTGGCACAGAACGTGTTGAAGCTGGCGACGTCGACCTTGCCGTTCGAGAGGAAGCCGATCGCCTGCGTCGCGCTGTCGCTCTGCCGCTGGACCGTCCCCCAACTGCCGGCATAACTGGAATTGAGCTTGTAGGCCGAAACGCCCCACGTCGCCCCGGTGTAGGTGTTGAGCAGCCCGGAGAATGACCCACCACCCCCGCCTCCGCCGTTTACCGCAGCCTGAAAGAACGCGGCATTGACCGGCAAAGCAGCGATGATCGCTGTCAGGAGGCCGGCGAAAAGGATACGCTTCATGGGAACACCGTCGGATTTACCGTATGAACGAATGCGTAGATTCGGTTGAACACGCGAAGCTGGCCAGCAGAGCCCAACGAACCGCCGACAGCCACGGCGAACACCGGTTCAAGGTATGTCGATCCGGAGCCAGCGCACTGCCAGCCTTGAGCCGTGGTGTTGTTCGGCGCTGAGGGAGTTCCGGTGGCCGAGCCATTGGTTGCACCGTTATAATAATTGGTAAGGGTGGTGCCACTGAGATCACCCGCAAATAGGCCGGAAGCCGTGCCGGCGGTGCCGGTAGCGAAGCCAACGCCGTTAATCGCACCGCCCATGCCGCCGCCGAACGAAAACACCTGCATGTTGATATCAAACGAAGGCGCCGCCTCGCCGATCGGGCAGTTGTTATCGGCCGTTGCACCACCCAGCGTGCCGGCCATCAGCATGGCGCTCGACGTCTTGTAATTGGTCGCCGTCGAGTAATTCAGGCCGGTGTTGAGCGTGGCGTTACCGGTGGGGGTATAGCTCGTGTTGGTCGTGAACGTCGCGGTGCCGGTGATCGTGGCGCTGGTGGCCGTGATGATGTCCTTGAGCGCCGCGGCCGTGCTGTCGGTGGCGTGGATATACAGCCGGTCCAGCTTGGCGAAGTCGCCATCAGTGACCATACCGCAGATCATCGTCTGATAGGCAGTGGTGTAGGCCGTGGTAATACCAGACAGGAACGCGGCAGACTCCGTACAACCGCTGCCACTCGCCGCGATCGTCAGCGTGAACGCCGATCCGCAGTTAGCCACTGTGGTTGTACTGTCAGTGACCTTGACTTGAATGCTGGGGAACGTTCCGGAGACGGATGGGGTGCCTGAAATGATGCCGGTCGAGGAGCTGATTGAAAGCCCGGTCGGTAGCGACCCGGTCTCCGAGAACGTGTAAGCTGGCGTTCCGCCCGAGGCGCTGGGCGTCGCGCCGGTGTAGAGAGTGCCCTGCGTTCCCGAGGTGACTGGCGTATAGGAACAGGACAGCGCTCCGCTTGAGATCTTGGTCGGGTTGCTCCAGCCATCAAGAGAGCCGTTCCAGCCAGCGTGCGCACCGATGCAGGTGAACGATAGCAGGCCAGCGATTAGCAGTTTTTTCATTGAGTCTGTACCAGCGCGGTCCCGTTCCAGAAATATTCGCTCTTTGCACCTGACAGAATAGGCAAGTTGATGCCTGTTCCAGTGACAGTGAGTAGGATAGTGCCAAGAAGCGACGGCGGCCCGATAACCTTGAGTTGATATCCGGGGTAGAGATTCGTTGTAGACACCGACATCGTCAACGTGTTCCCGATGAGGACAGTGCCGGTTAGTTGCCAGATCGGCGCACTCACCAGCGGTGTCACGTTGATAGTGCCGGACGTGGCCGAGCTAGTGGTAGGGACACCCAACGAGAAGTGCTGCCAAGCGTTGGCGATGCACTTGGCATTATTGGCCCCGCCGCCCAGGTCGGTGACATAGGCTACCGAGCCGTAGGGAGTGGTAGTACCGTTGCATGTCGGAAGGGTGGCAACGGTGAATGAACCGACGAAATTTCCTGGAGTAACGCTGCATGTGGTCGTGCAGCCGTTGACCGAGCTAACACCACCCCCGCCTCCACCCCAATCGGCCTTGGCTACAATGAAGGGAGTACCAAAAACAGCGCCAGATAGAACTGCTATCAGCGGCCAGTTGTGCGGCTTTACCACGATAACCCCCGTTGTTCAGGGTGCTACTAAAACCAGGTACATGACCACTTATGTCCAGTTGTAGCAGCAACCACAGATAGTGCCGTGTTCATACCAAATCCTTGAGGAGTGGTAAAGGAACCCGGTGAAGCAAAGGTTGTGGCAGTCGCAGCTTGCAGGGGATACGATGCCGCAGTGTTGGCGGCAGCGGTGGTGGTGAACGAAATCCACAGCGGCTCCGTCGTATCAATGTTGACGATTGTAAAGCCGTGCAGCGTGGTCTGGGCGGTAAAGGCGTTCTGCGCCGTGCCGCCCGTGGTGATCGTACCGGAGCAGTTGGTCGGGGTGACGTTGGATGGGCCCGCCTGCTGCACAACAATCTGACGTCCGGACGTGTCCGTCGAGATCGAGCGCGCGTTGGTACCATCCGAGCCGGCTGTCAGGACGGGATTCCCCGATACCGCCGAGCCGGATGCAGCGTTGCCCTTGACGGCAACAGCAGCCTGATCCGATGCGATCACCACCGGGGATGAGTTGGCTGAGGTCGCCGAACCGTTCGCATTGGTGTTCTTGACGTTGACGAACAGAGAACCGGTGTTGTCGCACTGCAAGACGCCGGCCTTGCCAGTGGTCAGCACCGCATAGCTGCTGATGAACAGACAGCCGGTCGGCGTGATGCTGGTGGTGCCCTGGGTGAACGCGGCTTGGTCGGCAAGCGCCGTACCGCCCGATCCAGCGCCAGCTTTGATGTTCACCAACAGGTTGCCGTTGGCGTCCATCTGGAGCGGCGAGACGTTGCCCGAGGTGATCGTTGTCGGGGTCGTGTTGAATTGACCCAACGACAATTGGCCGTTGGTCGGGGTAGCGCCATTCTGGGTCGATGCGACAAGGCCCCATGCCGCAAGCGCAGACGGGACCACGGTTGCGTTGAGATTCGCCGCAGTGGCCTGTGCAGCCGTAACCGTTCCGGACACCGGCTGTGTCACGGCAGACCCGTCAGTACGGAGTGCACCGGCCGTGGTCAGGCTGAGCGAGTTGGTCTGCGCCGTGGTATAGGTCGGGGCCGCGGTCGTGACGGCACCGAGCGCGAGATTTCCGGTTTGCCCGGACGTGGTCGAGCCCAATGCCGCATTGGTTGGCTGGTTCGCCGAGGTCGCTGCGCCGGTCGGGAGCGGGAGGGCCGCAGCGGAAATCGGGAAGGTCTGGCTGGTGCCGGGGCCGACAAACAGCGGGCTCGCCGCAGAGCCGATTTCCGTCCCGGCATTGTTGCGCAAATTGACGTGGCCTCCTCGCGCGCTCGTCATGCGCTGCATGGCCTGCGTGCCCGAGGTCAGCGTGGTAAGGCCGTCGTTGAACACACCGCCATAGGGTGCGAATACCGAGGCGCCCGCAGTGAATGCAGCCTGGTCCGTGCCGCTGGCGCCAGATCCACTGCAATTGGCGCAGTTGATGTATGCGAGGCCTCCCAAGACCTTCAGCATCGAGATCGTGCCGGCCGCCGTTCCGTCTACGGTGCCACCCACCAGAACAGGCGGGTTTGCCGCGGCGCTTCCGACCGCAGTCGGCCCGAATACTGCACCGCCGCCACCGCCACCGCCTCCGCCACTTCCGGACCATGCAACCGGGCCATGACCCGATGCAAACGTGATACGGAGCGTCGTGGTGCCAGTCGCAGTAATCGCAGCGAGGTAGTTGCCGGGATTGAGCTGCAACGTGGTGCAGAACCCGCCGGAGAACGACATGCCATTGGTCGTTGCCGTCACAGTTGACGGGCCGATCGCAACGAAGGCTTCCACCGTGCCGATGTTGCAAACCAGAGCCTGAAGCGCGTTGTTCGCGTTCGTCGGGGCCGAGCTCGATGACGTCGCGCTGATCGTCGCCGTAGACGTCGCGGTGATCGGTCGGAAGCCGCCCGGGGTATCGGCATAGCTCGATACCGGGAAGAGGATGGAGATCGCCAGGGCGAGCGCGATACGGTGCTTGAGCATGGAGCCTCTCTAAAAAGAAAGGCGCCCGGAGGCGCCAATTTCTCCGGACCTAGTCTTTGCCAAGATCCGGGTATTTTTCACGGACCTTGGCCCGGACTTTGGCCTTGAGTTCCGAGGTGCCGAACTCGCTCACTCTTCCCAGAGCGGCCTTCGCGTGAGATCGATCGTATACCGGATAAGACCTATCCGGTCCGGCGAAATCACTGTCTGGCAGATCGTTCCGGGTTTCGGCGGTCAGCTTCGCCATGTTACGGCTTTGCGGCTTCCGTGTTCTGGCCCGGCGACGCGGCCGAGCTGAACGGGGACTTGTCCGAGCCTACACGTCCACCGCTGGCCCGGCGCGGCTTCTTGTCCATCCGAGCCTTGGGCTTGCCGCCCTCCGGCATCGCGACTTCCTTCTTGACCGAGCCGCCCCGCTTCTTTTCCATGGCCTCTTTGACCACGTTCGAACCGGCACCGGAGTAGACTTCTCCACCCTTGGCCTTGCAGGACTTCATATGGCGCGCGCGTGACATCAAATGACCTTTCAGGTTACATCGCGCTGGCGGCGCGGAGCGTGGAGGCGAGGATATAATCCGTGGTCATGGCGTTGATCGCAGCCGTGCCATTGCTGACAGCCATGGTGACGTTCAAAGCTGCGGTCGGAACGTTCGTGACTGGGAGCGAACCGACCAAGCTGTTGTTGAAGTATACAGCAACTGTGCCGCCAGTGTAGTGCATGCCAGCATTGACAAAGGTCGTATTCGCCAGCGTTCCGATATTGATCGTCGAGGTAGCAGACGCTTTTGTCACCTTCGCAGTAAGCGTGGTGCTCGCCGCCGACTTCTGTATGTAGAAGCCATTCGTGATAGCACTGAACGGCGTCGCATCTGCGATCAGGCCGATTACAAACGCGGCATTCGTAGCGTTCGTAAGCTGGAAGCGAGTCTTGATCCAGCAGTCCTGGTTCGGCGTGATAATAAACGACGTTGCCCTGAGCTGCAGAATGTTCGAGTCGTTATTTGCCGCGGTCGTGTTCTGGATTAACTGACCGCCGTCGCCACCGGCAACGAGCGCGGAGGTTCCGCCGCCCGTTCCAGTCGCAACCCAAGTGGCAGCACCAGCCGCACCAACGATGTACGAATCGAAGTCATCGAAGAATGTGTGCATCAGCGACGGGTCAGGCGCTACATACTGCGACGTAACCGTGCCGACGCTGGCGTTGTTCACCCCATTGGGGTAGCTTGTAGCCGAGTAACCGTTGGGCATGTACGGCTCCTATTACGAGGTCGGGTTGGAGCCGTACAGCGCGCGGGGCTCATTATACGAGTAGCTATTACGCTCGTAGCCCTTGACGAGAAGGTTGTCGGTCGAGAACTCGACCGAGAGGTCCGACTCATACGGTACGCGGTTCATATAGACCAGACCGTCCTGATTGGTCTGGAGGAACCACGAGAACTGCGACGTGAGATAGTTCCAGACGAGATAGCCGTCCGGGACGCCGCCCTGAGTGGACAGGATCGCGTTGACATCGTTGTTGCCGGTGCCGGGCCGCAGCTCGGTCTTGAGCAGGCGGATGGCAGTGGGCTCGAGTTGCGGCGGAATGATGAGCCGGCGCGGCTTGGCGTTCATGCGCTGGTTGGCGTTGTCGCGGAAGTTCGCGTTGATCGCCACCTGGGCATTGAGCAGCGAGGTCTCGTTCAGGGACGCCGCAGGAGATGCGAGGTTCGAGAACGTGCCGCTGTCCACCGGATGTGCCGTGGAAAGGAGTGCCTGACCGTCGCCGCCGATCGCGTTGTTGTAGACCGTGGCGCTGTTGAACACGTCGGCCGCAAACGCCTCATTGGTACGATAGAAGGCCTCGTTGAGGCCCATCACGGCCGGGCCAAACTCGGTCTTGTAGAGGTTGTCGTCGATGGCCTTCCGTGTAATCGCGAACAGGACAGCCAGCTCGTTGTGAGTCTGGTTGTACGTGTAGCGCTGACCGGAGGCGTTGTCCGCCTGGGTAGGCGCGCCTTCCTGCTTCACATAGGCCTGCGCCAGGTAGCGCATGCTGGTCGACTGTTCGAGCGCCATGTTCGACTTGCGCTCTTTGAAGATCTGCTTGCGGACGGCCGGGAGCTGATCGTACTTTCCCGTAACGGACCAGAGGCCGGGGAGAAGCAGATTGCGGATTGAACTGAGAGCAATAGGCATTGATCAAATCCCCTTAGACGATGCCGGTGAGGGACTTGCGATCCCAGTTGTTCGCAGTCACGATCACCCGGTTGTTCGCCGAGGTGTTGTCCGTGCCGTCGGTGCCCGGAGGCGCGAAGTCGGAGTAAAGCCCGACGATGCGGAAGGGCAACGTGTTGGTGGTGCTGATCGTGGTCTGGCTGACCGAGGAAGTGGCAAAGCCGGTCGTGGCGTTCGGCGTGCCGGCGAGGAAGTTGATGTTCGCCTGGATATCCGAGAACACGATGGCCGAATTGTCCGACTGGACGACGAACATGCTCTGCGGGTCATCGCAGATGTACGCCTTCACCGGGCCACTGGCGCCGGAGCCGGGATAATTGGGGGCCCAGACACGGCGGCCGATCGCGGTCGACAGATATTCGCATCCGTAAAAGATGCCGTCGATCTGCGTGGTGCCGGGAGCTGAAGCAGAGACGAAGCCAGATCCCTGCGACGTGATCGGGTCGCCGTAGCCGACGGCCGCGGTGTCGGTGCTGGCGATGAGGCGGGTGGTGAGGCCTGCGGTGGGCGAACCACCTTCAAGGCGACCGAAATACTGGAAGCCGTTGGGAGATAACGTATTAGCCACGCTAATAGCATCCTTTTGCGGACCCTATTCCCGCGAGCCTCGCGGTTAGGGCGAAAAGGACGGCAGCGCGCCACCCAATGAATTTAGATGATCGCTATCACACGGAATATGGTATTGTCAAATGGCTCCAAACGAGGAGGACGGAATGACGAAACAACCGAAATCTGCACCGAAGCCACCCGCTGGCTGGGGCGCTGCTGCGTGCTGCCCGATGGTGGATCACAGCGGCCGCGTCACGAACGTCGAGAAGCGCCGCTATCGGATCGTCTATCAGCGGCGCATCACGCTCGACGAGGCCATTGAGCAGGGGTTGTTCCCATGACGACGCGCCGTGGCTTCATCACCGGCCTGATCTCGTTCGTGGCCGCGCCGGCCATCGTGCGCGCGGAAAGCTTGATGAAGCTTCCACGTCCCCGCGTCGAACTGCTGGAGCCCTATGGCCGCAGTCCAGTGCTGGCCGCCTTGCAGAACTTGAGGGACGCGGAGGAAGCCCTGTACATCAGCACCGCGATCCCGATGGCGGAATGGCGGTTGATGAACCAGGCACGCCCAGAGTTTGACGGTTTCATTGATATACCATTCAGGACCATCTCATGACGCCGCCACTCTGTGACGATTGCGCGCCGGCGGACCTCAAATCCGCCGGCGGCCCCAAATGCTATGCGTTCTGCACGGGCTGCGGGATCAAGCGCGCGTGCTTCGGGGATGATCCGGATCCTCTGCCGGCTCGGGTGCCTCGCCCTCGCCTCAGCGCTTCGCAGGCCTGAAGCCTAGCATAAGTTCTGACGGTGCCCGAACCTCATCCAGGAATGTCTTGAACCCGTAGATGGCGTCGACCGGATCTACCGCCACCTTCGGTGCAAACTCGATCTTCAAATCGAAACCAAGCCCCTCAGCCAAGGCTCGTGCGGTTTCTATGCTCGTGTTCGCGCCGCTCTCGATCTTGACTATGGCGGCACGACTAACGCCAGATCGATTGCACAACCCTTCTTGTGTCACCCCCTGTGCACGACGAGCGGCGAGCAGGATATCCCCAAATACCGGCTGCTTGGGCATCATGCGACCACCTTCTGCGAGCCAAACACGCGGAAAGTGACGTGCATCATCGTCTTGAGTCCGGTCTTGCGGTAGATCTCCATGCGGTAATCTTCGACCGTCCGATGGCTGATCCCGAGCGACATCGCGACTTCCTTGGTGCTCATGCCCTGCACCGTCAGGGCACACACCTTGCGCTCCCGCAGCGTCAGCTCAGGAAACACATCTCCCACGCTGATCGGCGCGATCTCAATAACGTCTTCCATTCTGGATTCCCCCTATGTGCGTGCGAAATTCATGAAGAGAACAATCAACAGCAAAACGCCGCTAAGAAATGCGATCAACAGTCCCACCTTGCTGCGTCGGACGTATTTTGCGCAAATCTCATCGTCCAAATGGCGAAGATCCCGGCTGAATTGCATGTGACGCACCCCACAAATCACAGTGATAGTACGGCGGGGTGATGCAAAAATAAAGGCCCTTCTGGGGGAGAAGGGCCTAAAGTCAAGGGGAGGAAGTTAACACCAGAGACGCGGCGAAACGCAGAACGTCGCCACGCAGCGTCTATACCCGCAATCGAAGCCTAGCGCAACAAGCTATATCTTGCACTCCCGCTGGATCAGATAGATCTGGCGCAAGGTGATTCCATGCTCCATGGCCCACACGATCGAGGCGGCTCGGCCATGCTCAGCGACGAAACGCCGGATATCCTCGCAAGAATAGCCCGGAGGCAGCGACGTTGGCGCCACCAAGGCGAGCAGCACGACACCGGCCAGCATTAGGATATCGCCCATACGATATAGGCCACATCGACGCCGACAAGAGCAAGCCAAAGCCAATTGCCAAACCGGCTATACGACAGCACTGCGACGATCATAATGTGAGCGATAGCAATAACTTGCTGCCCGATCGTCTTTCCGACAACAACCGCGTTGAACAGCCAAATCACGTAGCCGATAATCAGTCCGCCCGTGTCATGCAGCCACATGCTGATCAGAAGTCCAAACACGAACCTCCGAACGTCTCCAGGAGCAATCGCGCTCGGGACTGGAAACCAGATCGCATACGCCCAATAGAAGAGGAGAACAAACCATGTAGCCTGCTGATTGATAGTGCGAACGCTGTTCGAAAGCTCGAAAATGAAGTTAGCCATCAATCACCATCCATCGCTCGGTAATTATTAAACAATTCGAAAAATGCCGTGATCGGGTCCGGCGCGGATGTGTAGGGTTTCAGCACTCGATGAAGGTCGTCAGTGCTGCGGCTGACCTTGTCGGCCGTACCGCTCAGGCGGCGCGTTGCCTGCTCGAGACGAAGATTGGCTTGACGCACCTGGTGCATCGCTATCGCAGCGTTCATATCCCGAGCCTTTCGCCAGAGATACCGGAGCATTGGTCACTTCCGGGATGCGTGCGACGCGAACACGCTTTGGATCGCAACAACGAGGGCTTCAACTCTGCTGATCGACTTGTCGATCGCCACCACTGCATTCGTGACGTTGGCAAGGCCGCCGACCGATTCGCGTGTAAGGTCGACGATGGTTTTGTACTGAGCCTCAATTATTCGGTCCTTTTCCTTGCCATCCTGACGTTGGAAAAACCACATCAGCAAGGCAAGAGCGGCTATACCTAGCGGGCTGCCCGTCAAGATAACATTGACGAGCTTATCGATCGGGAACCCATCCACCATCGTCTATTGTTCCCGTCAAGTCCACTGCTTCACATTTGGATTACGACGCAGCGTCCTGTGCCTTCGCCGCCGCCAGCGCTGCCGTGAACTCGGCATCGTATTGGGCCGACATGGCGTCGAGAGCGTCCCATTGAGAATCTGTGATGTCGTCACTTTCCTGCAAGGCGCTGATGATGTTTTGAACGATTGGCAAAAGGTCACGATATTCAGCAATCAGGACAGGCACGAGTGCCGTCAGGATCGAGATGACCTGACCGATGATCTGCGTCGTGGCACCCGGCGCAAGCTGCTGCAGCAGCGCGAGAAGCGGAGTGATGATGGCCTGCATTTACTTGCTCCCGATTCCATAGATGTTCATGATGTTCTGCAGCGATTCCGTTGCGGCGACGAGGGTGTTGTAGAGCCCGGCATCGGCGAGCGTGCCCGGATTCGCCTTCATGAAGCCTCGGAGATCGTTACGAGCCTTGATGCCGGCATTGAACGGTGCATCCAGAGCCTCGGCTGCGCCCTTGACGCGGCAGAGATTGCCGACTCCAGTGCACATCGGCAGCTTGAGATAGTTCGTTGCAGACCGCTCCGCGGCATTGAACACGTTGATGGCGATATAGGCCGTCTTGCTCTTGACCTTGACGTCGCCAGCGACCTCGATCGCCTGACCGATTTTCTGGAAGGTGGTGCACGCTGGCAGCGAGGCAAGACTGGCCGCGAGCGCGATAGAAAGGATGATTTTCCGCACGAACTTGCTCCTTATGATGCCGTTTTCTGAGCTTCAAGTGCCGCCTGCGCCATGGCGGGATCGTTGATGGTGACAGTCGCCCTGCCCCCGGAAATGGCGTTCACGGTGGTTGACGGGCTCGCGCCGATCGCCGCAGCCTGGCTCGTCTTGCTAGACGACATGATGCCGCGGATAGCGAGATAGAGCGGAGCAGCAGCGCCGACCAGAATCGAGATGTCGTTGATGACAGTGCCGCAAGCCGCGATCACAGCCTTGACCTGATCGAGGGAGATGCCTTTGGCCTGAAGACCAAAGATAGAAATCGCGGTGCCGGCAATCGCGCCAGCATATCGGCCGGCGGTATTGATTTCGGCTTGGGTCGGAAGGCGCATTGACTTTGTTCCTATCGGTGAGCTTTGGATACCCGGATTATAGTCGATTTGATCATACCGGCGACGATGAGCACACACGCAACAGCAAGAGCCAACACCGACGTCCAGAACATGCAGATGAGAAGGGCCATGCAGGCTAGACAGGCGCCTGCCGCTATGCCGACGCCGATCATGACGCCACCGGTACGGCCACATTAGCCGCCTTCCAGCGCTTGAGCCATTCCTTGCGCTCGGGCAAACCGGTCAATCCACCATTGAGGGCCCTCGTAACCCCGCTGATGTCATCCTTCCTCGCATAAGGTAGACACCCACAGTTGACGAAATCGGACACTGCGCAGAGCAGGAAGGTTTCGGGGCGAATCAGGATGTCTGGATCCTTGATGACGTCGAGGCCGGTCTGTTTGGCAACGCGCTCATACCCCTCCCTGCCCGTCGTCTGCGAGCCGCCGCGGCCCCGGAAATTCCATCCGTCGTCCGAGCCCGTCTTGTTACCCATGCGGCCGTTGTAGACCTTGTTCGCCAGCGCCTTGGGATTGTTGACGAAAGGCTGTGCACTGGCGACCGTCGGGAAGCGGCTCGGCCATACTGCGCGCAATCTTGCGTTCGAGTAATTCAAGTTCTCAATCATGTCATGGCCGGCTCCGCATTCGTGGCTGATCTGCGCCATGACGTGCGCGAGCACTAGCGGGCTGTCGATACCGTATTTTGCGAACACCGACGGCGCGCTGGCGGCGATACCGTCGCGGAGCCCCGGAACGCGTTCATCGCCGTTCGGCCAGAGATTATAAAGCGTGTTGATGAATGCCATTCCTCGTCGTCCCTCGATGAATTGTGGCGAACCTACTTTTATTTGCCATCCGCGTCAAATTCTCGTGCTATACGAACTAGATGGCTAGATTTATGACCCTGCTGTATCTGGTTTCCGTCTGGCTTCTGGTTCCGTTTCCACTAGGGTTTTGGCTTTTCGTCTTGGGCGCCTGCTGCCATCGGACCCTGCGGAACATTGATCATAAGCCGGCCGGTATTCGCCCCGCTTGGGGCGCTCCCGGACAGCGAGAGCGTATTAGCGATTCGTCGCAGCCCTTCCGAGATCTTCTCGTTCTTGGTCGCCATACGTAGGCCCTGCGCCAAATCACCGGGATTGTTTGACGTCAGTAATCTGGCAACGTTACGAGCCGTCGTGGCATCGACCTTACCCACCAGTTTTTTGGCACCTGCAGAGACCTCCGACGCCAAGAACTTGCCTGCGCCGAATCTGGCCGTAGCTGCTGCTCCAGCGCCCTCCAATGCTTTTACCGGGTCCCAGCCGCTGGCATACCCGCTCAACGCACCACCCGCGAGTCCCGCTTCGATCAATTGCCGGGCCGTGGTTGACCCGCCCATGGCTTGTCTGGCACGATCCATAATCGTCTCAAGCGTCATCCGGGCCTGGATCTTGGCCATTCCCGCCGGTCCGAAAACGGCTTCTGCTCTGGCTCGCTCGTTTGGCGAGTTGAACATGGCCTTGGTAATGTCGCGGGTATCACGGATATTGCTGATCACGCGATCGGCCCAGTCGGAGGCATATCCTTCCCTGAACAGGTTTTGTTCGTCAGGCTTCATCTTTCCGATGGCCTGCTTGATGACTTGGGGATCAGCGTTCTTGCCGGCCAGCGTTCGCCCCGCCTGCAACGCGTCCTTTTCGCCAAAGAAGTTGGCTGCGAAGCCCCTGGCATCAGCGTAAGACGGAACCTGCTTGTCGAGCTCGTCCCGCAGGGTTTTGGCAAGCTTTCCCGCAACAGATGTGGTGTCACCCTGACGCTGGGCCACGCTGGCCATGCCGTCGAGCTCTTTCTTGACCGCATCCCAATATTGCAGGTTCGGATACTGAGGAACTCCGTTCGGCTTCGTCTTGGAGAACTTGATCAGACCATTTTCGACCGTGACGCCGGGGTTAAATGCTCCGTACCCTTCCGAGATCGCACGGTCCTTTCCCGAGGTGACCGCATTTTTCATCGCCTGCTCAAAAACAGGCGCTCCCATCAGCCTCTCCATTTCCGGGGAGATGATTTCCTTGTCGCCTTCCGTGTAAGATCGCTTATAGAGCGGGCCCCGCCCCTTGTTGTACGCTTCGACCAATTCATCCGCAGTCTTTCCGGCATTGGCGCCGCCAGCCACCAGGTTGCGGACATCTCCCGCGACACGCTCGCTCTGGTTCAAAAACCGGTCCTCAATTACCTTTTCAAGGAGCGCGCGCCCTTCGGGAGAGGTGTTGGCCGCAGACCGAAGCAGAGACTGCGTGTTACCAGCTCCGAGGTCAGCCAGGGTCACAGGCTCACCAGCCTGACGAGCAGCAATCCAGTCTTGCGGCGACATGCCCTTTGCGGTGCCGGCATCGATCATCTTCTGGTCTGCACGGAGAGCAGTAGCCACGCGCCGGCCTGCTTCGGCCTCCGGATCAATCCAGCCCCTTACCGTCTGAACGATCGGCTTGGCGAATCGATTGGCTGCTGCACCGAGCGCAGAACCGGCCGCAGCGCCTAATGCGCCGCCTGCCCCGCCCCCGATCGCGCCAGTACCGGCACCTTCCAGCCGGCTGGATGCATCCGTTCCTTGGCCGAGCCCGGATAGCCCGCCATAGCCTGCGCCCGCCGCGGCACCGCTTCCGACCAGCCGAGATAGATTGGTTAGCGTGCCGGCACCCTCAATCGGTCCCATCACCTCCGGAGCCGCCAACATGGGAGCAATTGCCCCTGCAGCCTCGCTGGCTCCGTATGCAAGCGGATGATGCTCCTGCGCTGATTTTTGCGCTGCACGCTCAGCGTCTCGGGCCTCTTCGTACTGCTTGGTGGCCCCAACGTCACTGCCTGTCAGGTATTCATACCCGAGCTTGGCCGCACCAGCCACCGGACGCGCCGCAGCCCCAACCAAAGGCACCTTATCGACCCATGAAGGACCGGCAGCGTTGAGCCCGCTCAGCTCATCGCTGAAGCCGGCCGTCACACCGGAAAACGCGCCATGACCGATGGCGTGTAGCGTCCCGTTGTCTGGGGTGGCAGGAGCGGCATCAAACGGTTTCGACGGGTCAAACGCCGGCTTTTGATCCGAAGCCTCGAACGGCTTGGATGGATCGAACGCGGGCTTATCCACGTCGCCGCCCTCGGCCTTCTTGACCTTGCCGCGATCCCACGGCCCGCGCTTGTGCGTATCCAGCGAGCCGCGCTTTGCCTTATCGTTGTCCTTGATCTTAGCGACGATGAGCGCCTTTTTGATCTGGCTCATTTGTAGCTACCGTCAGGCTGCAGCGTGTAGGTGTGGCCGTTCTGGATCACAGTGGCTGGTTTGCTGGCGGCCGGCGCAGGAGCGGAATGCCCGGCGGCCGCTGTTGCGTCATTACCCTTGCGCAATTCATCCTTCACGGCGCCAGGTGCGGACAGGGCGGCTTTCATCTCCTGTTGCATGGTCGAGACCACGGCCTTATACGCGTCGGGACCCTGAGCCGAGTTAAGCATGTCGTACGCGTGCTGACGCATCGAATCGGTCGGGACGCCAGATGGCGACACCGCGCGGACGTAGGCATTGACGAGAGAGTTCGTCGCCGCCACGAAGCTGGCGAGCTCCGGACTGCTGCGACCCTTCTGCACACGCTGGACCAACTCGTTCCATGGCATCCAGTCGCCTCGTGCGACCTTATCCGATGCAGCCAGTGCGATCGGGATCATGTTGTTTGCTTCGTTCGCCGCAAGCGAGATGTTCGCTGCACGGACGCCGACGGCACGTTGACCGGCAATCGCGCCAGCCTGTTCGTTGAATGCGTTGACGATGCCCTTCGGGTCGAGCCCAGCCTCGCGCGCCTGCTTGGCGATTGCCTGACGCAGCTTGACGATGTTCTCCGAGCCCTGAGCGCCGCGGCCGAGGTTTTGCATCACCGTTCGATCGCCGGCAAGATACTGGTCCGCCATGTCGTGGATTGTGTCGTCATCCAGAACAGAGGCGGCAACTCGCTTGGCCTCGGCTTGAGCCTTGACAATAGCAGGATCGGTCGGGCCGCCGGGAATGGGCTCAAGTCCGCCGCTCGCGCTCAGGCGATATCCGTTCGGCGGCTCTCCTTTTGCTTTGGTAACGCGCGCCAATACATTCGGGTCTGCTGGGCCACCTGGGATAGCCTCATAGCCGTTTTTCGTTTCGCGATATCCGGTGGGAATATCCAGATCCTTGAGCGCTTTCTTGGAGTCAACGTAAGCAGGGTTGACCATCATTCCGCCTTTCCCGTCAGGGATTAGCGGACTACTGGCTAACTCTCGCTTCTGATTCTCGATGTTCGAAGCGATCTGCTTTGCCTGCAGGTCGATCCGCTGCTGCTCTTGCCCGCGCGTCGCGGCCTTGTCCGCAGCCTCCTGCTCTGCCTGGGTCGAGGCGGAATACTGCTTCATGCCAGACAGGCCGCCTTCACCGATCGCAGAGAGCGCAAACGGTGACCGACTCGCCGCCACGCCGAGCGCGCCCGTGATGATGGCCTCACGAGCCTTGTCGGACAGGCCAAACGGGTTGAAGCCACCCCATCGGCTTTCCGGCGCCGCGGGTTCGGTCGGTCGTGCCGTCATCGGAGATGCACCGCTATACGCCAGCGCCGTGGTCGGTTCGGTCGGCGTGTCGTCCGGGTTGGTGATTTGCTTGGGAAGCGGCGCACGCATCGGGCTTGCTGCCGGGACAGCGGCCGGATTGACCTCAGGTGCAGGGCTCGTTTTATCCACGCCCTGTCGCCATGCATCAACGGCTGGCTGATCAGGCATCCGGATTGGATCGCCGGGGTTCACCACGTCGTCGTCTTTTGCAAGGATCGGAGGCGGCGGAACGTCACGCTGCGGGAACGCCGCGCCGAACCTATCATCCATGGCCCATCCGCCATCGGCATAGGACTGGAACGGGGTATTTCCAACCGCACCGCCGCTGGCTCGCTTTACCGCTCGATGGATTTGATGGATCGCGTCAACGAAACCGCCCGAGCTGTATCCCGGGCCATAGTCCGAGGCATCCAGTCCGGGAAGGGGATTGCTAGAGCTCCCACCGTATTCCCCGGTGAGAGCGTTGCCGCCACCATAAGCCGGATCAGAAAACAGGCCGCTCTTGCCGGCCGTACCGATGAACTTTCCGAGCGACGCATCCATGCCACCGCCGCTGTCCTGAGGCTTCGCGAACGAGAGCGATGGAGCATGCAGTTGAGCGTTCGACGCTCCGCCGCCCGGAATGAACGATACGCCACCGAACGGCAACGCCGCGCCACCTGAGGCAAATTTACCACGGCCAGCCGCGTCCTCGGTCGCCTTGCCGTAATCGACGGTCTTGATGCCGCCAGACTCGCCAACCGCGTCGGGATGCGAATGCTCGACGTTCTGCGCCATCAGCCCGATTTGCGTCATCGGGCTGCCGATGTAGTTGAACCGATAGATCGGCTGGCCGTCATAGGTCTTTCCGATCTCCTCCTTGTTCTCCTTCACCCGCTCATCGCTGAACGCAGTCAGGGCGGCCGTGCCCAGCCCCAGCGCCTGCGTGAAAGGATTCGGGCCCGGCGAGGTCTGCGTTCCGCTCGACGTGGTTCCCTGCGCGAGAGCTGTGGGAAGTCCGTACTGCTGCAGGAACGCGGCCTGCGCATAAGGAATGCCCTGCGCCTGAAGGTACTGCTGATACGCTGCGGTATCGGCGCCCTGCTGCGTCTGCTGCTGCAGCGTGCCGGCGGCGATCTGGGCTTGTCCACCTTGCAATGCGGCGGTCTGGCCTGCCGTCCCAATGCCCGCCAAGCTGCTCGCAGCAGCCAACGGGTTCTGCTGGTACTGCTGGGCTGCGGTCTGCAAGCCGCTGTTGTACGAGTTGGAATACAGGTTGGCGATCGTTGGCGCCTGGGCAATCTGCTGGTTCTTCGCAAGCGTGGTCTGTGCCACGGCCTGCCGATCACCACCCAACGCTCCCTGCGACGCCGCGTTGCCCTTCAGCGCGTTCTGTGCCTGACCGTTCTGGTCATTGAACTGTGCCTGTGTGGCGTCGACCACGTTCTGGATATATGGGTTCTGGTACTGCTGGATCTGCGCCGAGGTCAGCGGGTTAGCCGCACCCTGAGCCAAAGCGCCCGCCGACTGGATGTAGGGCGAGGCGAAATTCGACGCTCCGTTAATCGTGTTGATGCCGGCGGTTTGCTGCGCGTTGATCCCAGCATTGAGCTCTCCGCTGTACGGCGTGTATGGCGTGGATGCTGCACCGGCCACCGTGTTATAGATGTTCTGCAACGCGGCCTGATTGACGGGCGTCGAGGTCTGCTGCGAGGTGCTGGTGTTCGTTTTGCCGCCCATTATCGTGTCCTGTACAGATGCCGCGGCGGCTCGATGTTGTCGGGCGCGGGATAAACGAAGAATGCGCCAGCGGCGGTAAGCTGGCGCTCGTATAGCCGAACCTTTGCGGCAGCTCGTTTGGTCGAGAGCACGCCGATGATGAGCTTCAGGTCTTGGTGGGTCGCCCTGATCTGATCTACCATGTGCTTGGCGTATCCGATTAAGGTTTGAGCGTGGTTCGAAGCACGGTGCTCCGGGTCCACAAAATTGAGATATTCGTCCAGAGTGATATCATCAGAATACCACGTCGAGCCGAATCCGAGCATGATCGCGCCTTCGAGCTTCTTCTCGCCAATCACCCCAATTATCCCGCGCGGACCGGCATCAGT